AACTCCTTGAACTCCAGTAGTACCTTGAACTCCAGTGTTTCCTTGGACCCCAGTAGCACCTTGAACTCCAGTAGTACCTTGAACTCCAGTGTTTCCTTGGACCCCAGTAGCGCCTTGAACTCCTGTAGTACCTTGGACTCCAGTAGTACCTTGGACTCCAGTAGTACCTTGGACCCCAGTAGCACCTTGAACTCCTGTAGTACCTTGGACCCCAGTAGCACCTTGGACCCCAGTAGCACCTTGAACTCCTGTATTACCTTGGACCCCAGTAGCACCTTGAACTCCAGTGTTTCCTTGGACCCCAGTATTACCTTGAACTCCAGTGTTTCCTTGAACTCCAGTGTTTCCTTGGACTCCAGTAGTACCTTGGACCCCAGTAGCACCTTGGACCCCAGTAGCACCTTGGACCCCAGTATTACCTTGAACTCCAGTATTACCTTGAACTCCAGTATTACCTTGAACTCCAGTATTACCTTGAACTCCAGTATTACCTTGAACTCCAGTATTACCTTGAACTCCAGTGGCTCCTTGGACCCCTGTAGCTCCCTGAATTCCCTGAACTCCAGTGGCTCCTTGGACGCCTGTTTGTCCTTGGACACCAGTTGTCCCTTGGACTCCGGTTGCGCCTTGAACGCCTGTTGCGCCTTGAACTCCAGTTTGTCCCTGAACACCAGTATTGCCCTGAACTCCAGTATTGCCTTGAATTCCTTGAACACCAGTTTGACCGCGAACTCCAGTTGATCCCTGAACTCCGGTTTCCCCTTGTGGAGCGCCTGCTGGTCCAGTTGGCCCTCTATTTCCAGTGTCTCCTTGAACCCCGGTATTTCCCTGTACGCCAGTATCGCCCTGAACTCCAGTGTGTCCCTGAACTCCAGTGTGTCCTTGGACTCCAGTATCTCCCTGTATTCCGGTATTGCCTTGAGAAAATCTTCCACCACGAACGTTTGTCATTGTCTGTTTTTTGCTTTAAAAGAGGACTTCCCTATATGTTTCTATTTCTAAAAGACAGTTCCTGTTACTAATTGGCCTATTTAGGCATATAGTTTTGAACTGTCTATTCTGTCTTTGAGTTCAATGTTTTCTTCAGAAATCAAATCGTTTTCCCAGAAAGTTTTTCTCTGTTCAAATAGCATGTTGTCCGAATGGGCATTGTACTGATTATAGAATCCGTCTGATCTAATTCCTCCACTTGGCGCAAAGAAATGCCACCCCATTGCCTCTGGATTGACTACCATTCTGAATCCAGCTAAATGTAGGCGATAAGAAAAGTCTGTTTCTTCTCTGTGCCCTATTTTGCTAAACATTTTATAATATCCACCAACTGATCGAGCAATATCTGTTCGATACATAAACGAGCTATAAAGATGTTCCACCGATTTCAGCAAATTGTCTCCATGTTGAAATATCTGTAAATTCATAGTGCATGGATCAATTTTACCCTGAAATTCTGGAATGTCCATATAGGTTTCTGGAGCAAATTGCTCATTTGCAGGCTTGCTCGGATCCAAATAAACTCCTCCCACTGCTGCGATATTATCCCCGTCTTTGCGCAAGAATATGTTAAACAACTTTTCCAAAAAGTTAGGCTCTAAAATCAAATCATCATCCACTCTGCATATTAAATCATTATTTGTGTTCTCCAACACTTGTTGATGAGAAATGTGTGGGCCTTTCTGCTTCCCTCTGCTCAATAACGATCCATGTCCGCTATTACTGATAATATTCATCAATCTAGTGATTAGATGATTTTGCAAAATAGATTCATCTTTATCATCTATTGTTAAGACCAAATCCCAATTCTTGAATGTCTGATTTCTTAAAGATTCTAATAAAGCTGCCAAATAATCATGTCGATCTCTGGTGGAAATATCTATTGTTACTCTTGAACTGCTGTCAATGGTTTTTATTTTTGGACTTTTATAAATATCTGGATGGAAATCAATAATCCATTTCTTATTTTTGCGCTCTTCTTCCATTCCGAATAGCACTGGCCACAATTCCAATGCGCTTTCTTTCCATGTCAAATGTTTGTGAACAAATTCACTGCTCTCTCTTCCGACTTCTAGGCTCTTTTGCCTATCATTGTAGGCATCAAGCATTATTGCTTTTAGATGATCAATGTCCGCCATGGCCCAGTCCCCGCTGTCGCCTTCAACGTAGTCTGGGGCTTCAGTATAAGCTTGCGACATTCCAGAAACTTTTATCGGATACCCAATTGTTTCTGACGGATCAGCAAAGAATTCAGCAGGAGTGCTCCATTTAGTATAAGCAACTGGCAAACCTGTTGCCATTCCCTCTAAAATAGCATACCCTATGCCCTCGCCGCTGCTTGTGTGAATTAACATATCGGCATCATGGTACATTTTGACCATATCATCTGTTGAGAGCATTTTGTTTTCTTCAGTATAAACTGGAATAATATTTGCCCTGTGAGTATAAGGTTCAATCCAATCTAGAATTCCAAAGGCACTGGATCTTATGATTAGCTTGACATTTGGATACTCTGATTTAGGAAAAGTTTCTACAAACGCCCTAACCGCATCTATGGTTCTTTTCCTATTCTGGCAAACCCCAACATTTAATATGGTGAATTCTTCTTTCACTTCTCTTTCTTTGAAAGAGAATTTAGGGTTGATTCCCGGCCTAATAACATGGATCGGTTTTTCAATCTTAGAATTCTGCTGCACTAATTTATTGAATTCAGAGAAAGTAATGATCCTATCCATTCCGTTGCAAGCATCAACGTAAGATGGTCGCATTTTGGTGCTCTCTGCCAAAGAAATGCCGACTTTATACCTCGCCTTGATATGTTCGAAGCTCTCCATCAAATGACAAACAATGTTAATGCTTTGGTCTATTAATAACCTAATTGACTTTGTTCTGGTTTTCTCATACAGTTGCGATATAAGTGGATCTTCAATGTTTCTTCCATTATCCCAATCATGGACATAGACATCAAATCCTAACTCATGGAGCTCTGGGATTAATCCTTCAGCGATTGTGCTAAATCCTGTTCCTTTGCCAATAAAAGTATGGAATAGAACTTTGATTTTGGATCTTGCTCCTTTGCCCCATTTTTGGTTGAGATATTCAATATTGTGTTTAATTTCTTTGGAAAGATCAAGATTCTTATTGGTTTGTCCGCTAAAATGATTCAGAGGGAAAACAGATTTTCCATTTTCATCCTCTCCTAGAGTTACTATTTTATACCCCGCTGATTGCACTCGAATGCTCAAATCAGCATCCTCGTAATAGGCCATCTGGAAATTCTCATCAAATCCGCCGATATGATCTAAAACGCTCTTAGGCAACATGACGCAAAAACCATAATGACAGTTAAAACCAGACATAACATCGTCTCTTCTGGCAATCATTGGCCCAACAATTCCAGCATCAGGCGACAATTGCAGAGCATCAACTAACATCGTCAGCCAACATTCTCCATTCTCACTTCTGCCAGTTACTTCGCAATCATTATTGACAAAAGCGACATAATGCCCTTTAGCTTGATCCAATCCCTGATTAGATGCCTTGCCAAAACCAAGATTCTCTTTATTTGTTATAAATCTAACTCTTGGATTAGATGCGGAAATCTGTTCCAGCCAATCCGCTGTCCCGTCAGAAGAACCGTTATCTATAAATATTATTTCGTAATTGCAGTCTGTGAAATCAGTTACGCTTTCATAAAACTTTTTTGTCATCTCTAATTCATTATGAACTGGAGTGATAATGGAGATAAGATTTGCGTCATAAGCAACTGTTTTAATTAGGTCATCCCACTGATCGTAGACATAGTTGAAAGAAAATAGCTCCTCAGCCCGCTTCCTGGCCCTAGAACCCATTTCGAGAGCCTTTTTGGACCCATCATACTTCCAGTCTTTATAATAGCTTTCTAGGGCATCTAAAATAGCCTGTTTAGAAGGAATTGCGTGGTCAGTTTGCAGAGGCTCATATCTCTCTACGGTTTCAATATCAATGAGATGCCCGCAATCCCCAATGACTTCGGGAGAAGCTGCCACACTGGTTATAATATGAGGAACTCCGCATGCGAGACTCTCTGCCGATAGGAGGCCAAATCCTTCTCCTCCAGTTGTGCTCAGAGTGACATTGGCGATGTCGTAGGTTTTATCAACCAATTCTGATTCAGAGTAGAAATTTTTATCAAAATGAATTTTGCCGTGAAGTTTTAATTCTGCGGCCATTTCGTCTAGCTTATAAGGAGAAACGCCATCTTGCGGATCACATTTGCAGTATAATAAGACATCTTGCTTATCCTTGGCGAATTCAGCGAAATACTCTAAAGTCTTATCCCATCTCTTTCTGGGCTGATTTCTGTCATTGCGCATAACAATGAATTTATTCTTAAATATCTGCCTGCCGTCAGGAATTTTTCTATTGGCTTTTTTGGTTTCCTTGGATGTGCACGGCTTGAATATGTCCAAATCGATGCCATGGTGAATAAATCCAACATCAGGATTGTTTATAACTTTACTATTGATATCTAAAGCATATTTAGTAACAAATCTTACAGATTTGAATGCATTGATAATTTCTGCGCCTCCATAATCAGGAATCATCCCTTCAAATGGCATCCAGAATACCGATCTGTTTCTAATGTCTTGCGAAAGGTCTAAAAGATAACGGTAGCGATAAGAATCATTGAGCCATATAATGACATCAAACTTGTATTTATTGTGCAATTCTGAAATTGCTTGTGCGTCTCCATAAATTCCGTCCGGGTCTCTATGGAGTGCGCTATTAGGCAGGACAACCATATTTTCGTAGTCATATAGTTGCCCTGACTTGTCATAGGCATTGAAATGAGTAAAATATACGTCGTATTTTCTTTTCTTTAGTTCTCTCCCTGTTATTCTTGCAACACTAGCATATCCGGTATTAACTAGTGGAGAGTCCGTCGCTATTAGGATTTTCATGTTTCATTTTTCCGTTTTCAACTGCACATTCGATCGCTTCCGCAATTATCTTCAAGTTGGACAAGCAAACCTCAATTCCTTGTTCTTCTGCTGTTTTAATGGTTTCTTGCAGCGCATCAATAATCGGGGATAATTCGATTGATATTTCATTATACATTTCATTTCTGAGTATTTGAGAAATATTGTCAATTCTGTCCTTATACTCTAGGCATAAATTGCGGTATCCATTTCTCTGATTAGCTAGATGCTCCAAAATAATCTTATCTTTGACTTTACTCATTGTGTATAAACTCCTTAATTTGATTTGACATAAAAATGACAAAATATCCTTTTCATTGCGAATAAATTATTGAACCATATCATCTCCTATAAACATAATTTGAGTGACTGGCAAAGAGCAATCTCTGCCTTATTGTTTGAATTTGTTTTCATTCTCTTGACTTATATATCTTCGAATTTATTAAGCATCTGAGCGATGTTTTCTGAGTTTCGATAACCCGCCCCATTGCAATAGGGGCAATCGTTATAGCCATTGCGGACGTAACTATCGCATTCACATGGAACTATAACGCCACTTTCTTCCAAAGCTTGAAAGACATCTAGCATGCCTTCATAAAACTCATTCATAACTTTCTTTTTGAAGTATCTGAACTGTTCGTCCTTGGATCCTAGCCTGAATTGCTCTAAGTCTAGAATATTCTTCATTTGGGAAAGCTGCTTTAAAAATATTTCTTTAGCAATCTGGACCATCAGAGTAGTCTCTTTCCTGGGTTTATCATAATATGCTTGAATCATAATCATCAAGCAATAATTACAATTTTATAATTCTAGGAATTAATCCTGCAATTATTTCCTGCTAAAAGTTGACTAGATCGTCATCTCCCATTGAATCCATCGACATTTCGTCATATCCTCCAGAATCATCAACATCAAAAGATATAGTGCTGCTAGATTGAGATGCCCGTTCAAGCAATTCTTGAGACCCGCCAACCGACATAGTTAAACCAGAGTCTCTGGACACTCCTTTTGGATCCCTGGCTGCCCCTGCCCGTCTCTCTTTGTCCTTGTTGTATTTTGCCCTGATTGCGGCGCATTCCTCAAGAGTCGTTGGAACAAGAATCCCAGCTCTGATTGCTCTTTTGACGCTTTCTGTGTTTATTGTTGAGATATCAATGTAATCTCCAGGCTGAATGGTCTTTCCTGGATCTTCTTCCCCTGGAGGAGTGTAGTCTTCAATGCAGAATGATCCAGTTTTAGATCTAAATAGAGTTGTATCTTCTGGAATATCAAACTGAGATTGCGCAGAAGTAACTGTTTGAGCGACTGCGCGAGGAACCATTGAAGCTTTTTTCTCTAGTGATTCTTTGAGATTATCTTTCTCAACTTTTTCTCCAGAATGGGCCAGCTTGACAGAATATTCTTCAAATACTTTGTCAACAATTCTGGAATAAGATGATTTTTCCAAATCGGATTTATTGAATCTAACAACGCTCTGATCAAAGATCAAAGCAACATTTTCTCCATCAATAACAAAATAAGCATTATTCATTGGTCAGTTCCTCGTATATCTCTGTTAGTCTTGACTCCACTCTGTCAACGCATTTGTTCCAAGTGTAATTCTTGACTAAATCCTTGCGCAATTTATTCGCTTTCTTTTGCGCTTCTTTTTTGTTCTCATAAACATAGCGCATATGATGTCTGGTTTGTTCGACAGCCGCATCGCCAAACATTGGAAATTTTTGGCCCTCATAAAAATGTGAAATCCAAGACAGTCTGCTGTCTGAAACAACATACTTGTCAACATCAACCAAATAAGAATTGCTATCATTCAAAAATTCAGTGTGCCCTGAATAATTGCTTGAAATCACAGGGATTTCGCATGCTCCCGCCTCGCACCCTGGGAGTCCCCATCCCTCGCCGCGACTAATCAGAACAAAGCAATCAGCGCTATTATACAATCTCGGAAGCATCGCATCTGGCATAACGTCTCCAAACAAAACAACCCTTGGCATCTTGGGATTATCAATTGAAGCTTTTATCGCCTCAACATCGCTTCTGATCTTCTTTTTCTTAACTTCTTCTGTGCTTCCAAAGTAACGAGAAGAAATCAATAACGTAACATCATCATCTCTGGTGAATTCAGATAAGAATGCTTTTAAAAGAACATCATATCCTTTGCGATAGCTCCATCCAAACAAAGAGAGGAACACAAAATCCCCTCCCAAATTTTCTGACATTTCTAATGGGTTCAATCCAGGTTTATACTTGTCAACATCCACTCCCAAAGGCATTTTATAGATCGGAATCTTTATTCCGGCCTTTTTGAAGATATCCACATTCCATTGACTCGGCAACCAAATTTCATCTGCCATGCTGCACCTGTCAACATAATCAGGGTGCAAAGTATGAGTTTCCATCATAGTGTAGAAAATTTTTGGACCCGACCACCCTGCTCCGCTCGGCGCAGTCATTCCATATATTTTTGGGCATCCTCTGCCGACTTTCCTCTGGGTTAAAGCGCCAATCTTCTTCCCAATTTCAAAATCGATATCAGGGATGCTTGGCAATATTTGCGGGCGGACATTTATTCCTCGCTCATCTAAGCCAAAAATATAGCGCCTATTCATATTGGCAAAACCGCCAGCGTCCAACATAGGGCCAGCATATTCGACATCCATCACTCCTGATTCTTTATATTTGTCAAGAGAGGAATAGGATGGCCTATGAATTTCAGAATAAACAGTCATGAAAGAGTCTAGTTCTTTTTTCTCTTCCTTGACGTTCCTTGGAAGTTTTGCGACATCTGCTCTAGGCTTTTTAGAAACCACATCCAAATCAACATACTTAGACTCAGGTTTTGAAGAAGACAAATCCTCTTTAACAGACTTGACTTGTAATTCAGAGGCGATCTGATGCGATTTCTTAAGAGTCTTATTTGAAGACACTTCTTTGAGCATGTTGTTTTTTATTGCAGTTGTTAGACATCTAGATTTTCGCGCCAGAGAATCATCTATCTCAACGACCTTGGAGCGATCTCTGTCAAATTTAACAATCACTTCGATGTCATCTAGCAGAACATTGCCGCTATGAATATTTACAACCTTCATATAGTTTTCTTTCAGTTCAAAACAAAATCAAAAACCCATGGTGTAGAACCATGGGTTTTCTGATTCTATAGAATATAGATTCGCTAAACTAGGCGGCACTTTCCTCTTCTTGAGTGGTTTCTTCTGCTTTCTCTTCTTCTTTCACTTCTTTGCGAACAAATTCAAGCTTGAAAAGACTCTCAAGCCCCTCAATTTGCTTGCGATTTAAGAACTTATCAGTATTGCTTAATCTAATCAAAAACAGCTTGCCATTCAGATGATCTATTTCATGCTGAATGATCCTTGCCTGCATATCCTTGAATGTTTCGGTCTGAGTTTCTCCATCCATGTTCAAATATTCGATGGTAACTTTTTTATGGCGGCGAACATTTCCAAAAATTCCGGGGAAACTCAAGCATCCTTCGCTTTCAGTAGACCATTCATTTTTTTCGACAATAACAGGATCAATGAAGACTCTGCTCTGATTTCCAATGTTGGCAACAATAACTCTGGCTTGCCATCCGACCTGAGGAGCCGCAAGCCCCACTCCGTCTTCTTCCATAATCTCAAACATCTTGGTGACTAGCTTTTCCAACTTCTCTTTATCAGCAAAGTCAGGCACATAGGTGCTTTTTTGTGTCAAACGAGGATTGGGATAGTAAATCAACCTCATGTCTTCTGCTGTGAAATCAGCAGCATTTTCAGGGAATTTGTGCTTTTTACTAGCAACAATTTCCTCCATTAGTTTTTCAGTTTCATTTTCCATTTAGCAAGCTTTCTTATGCTTATTCAGATTCTTTTGTTTGCGGATGATTAACTGGGTCAGACCATGCCCAAACAGCAAATGCATACCCAATAGCCATTTTCACGAAAGAAAATGTCGCTCCAAAAATAACAAGGCCATGTTCGGCCAAAAATGCATCAAAATCCATTGTGTGTAAACTCCATTTTGAGGTTTCTTAGGAAAGATTATACAACTTTGTGTAGTGTTTCCTAAATAAAAATCGCCGCACACGGCGGCGATCCGGTCTAATGACCGCAATTTCTGCAAGGGCGTCAGCAAGATGCTTTAGCAGCGCCGCATTGGTGACATTGTGACATAGTTTTAACTCCTTAAGCTCGTTCATTAAAATTTTAGGTTCCATCTTGTTCCAGTTATGGGGATTCATTCCTCCCATAACTATGATAAAAATTTCCTTCCCCAAAAACCATTTTGTCGGGATTTCATTATACCCGGTTCTTTTTGCAGGTTTTTTCCAGTTTTTAGGCAATTTAATTTTCACTAATGAAGCAAATTATATGGAATAAATTTAATATAAAATAGAAAAATATGATCTGAACAAATAAATTGAAAATTTCAATAATCATCACCAAGAGAGAAACGCTCAGATTACATGGAAGAATTTTCAACACCACAAGAAATCCCAAGGCCAAAAGCTGAAGAACTTGTGTTCCGTGATCCAGAAACTGGGAGGCACTTCAAAACTCAAGAAGAAATGGAAATAGCCCAACAACATTGGCGCGAAAGAAAAGAACCAGAATCTTTAATAGATCCTGGCCTATACCCAGTCAGCAAAGAGCCTTGGTGGAGAAGGAAATCCTCTATAAATAAACTGATCAAAATAGCTAATAGACTAGATAAACTCGGAATGCACAAAGAGGCTGACGAAATAGATTCCTTGATTAAAAAACTCGTCAAATAGTTTAATGGTATAATATGTCTCATCATTGCGTGAGAAATATTGTGTCAGAAATATATTACAATTTTGATCATAAAGAAGAATTGAAAATACAGCTGGTTCCATATGATCAAGATGCTTTTTGCAAAAAATATTCTAAAGAATTAGAGCCTACACTAAAAATGATGCGAGAAAACAAAATTCGCAAAGAAGAAGAGAGACTTCGCAATATAGAAGAGAACAGATACTCAGGACTGGAAATATAATGGAAAACATTGAAGAATTATTCGCAGCAGCATTTAGGGATGCTCCTCACGAAAGTAAACATAATTTAGCTAAAGCCATGAACAAATGTCTGAAATGTTTATATCCTAGTGTTATTTTTCCTAAAATAGATGATGATAAACAATCTGCAAAAATAGAAGGTAGCGAATAGAAAATAAAGAATCTAGAAAAAATCACTTGATGTTTTTGTGATGCGGTGTATAATAACCCCGAGCCAAAAGCGGCAAGAAATATAAAACTTTAGAAAGAACAAAAATGAAAACTATTACAATCGTGAAAAAGATGGTCATGATTAAAGGTGGAGTCCCGAGACTGCGCTAATAGTTCTCATTTGCTTGAACTAGAGCCGGTCCTGGGAAACCAAGATCGGCTCTTTTCTTTTTATGGGCGTATATCCGCTCTGCTTTACACGCAGTCGAAACGGTAATTGGTTACATAGGGGTTCGATCCCCTTTACGCCTACCAAATAATGATCGGGTAGTTCAGTTGGAAGAACGCAATGCTGACATCATTGAGGCCGCAGGTTCAAGTCCTGCCTCGATCACCAATAATCTGAGACGAACGCGAATTGGTTATCTACGATTAATAGGAAAACCCCAATTTGCAATAAACTTGTTCAGATTAATTATTGGCTGCGTAACTCAATTTGGTCAGAGTAGCACTTTCATACGGTGCAAGTTGTAGGTTCGAATCCTACCGCAGCTACCAAAGGTCAGATTTTCTAGAAATAGAAAATTACCAAATATTTTGGGTCTGTGGTGTAACGGTTAACACACTATTCTGATAAAATAGAGACAGCTTGGTTCAATTCCAGCCAGACCTACCAGTAAAATATAGGACGATAGCTAAATTGGCACAGCATTCGGCTCTTAACCGAAAGATTATCTGGGTTCAAATCCCAGTCGTCCTACCAAACAATTTGGGTCCATTGCCTAGCGGACGAAGGCACCGGGCTTTTAACCCGGAGTGCGTAAGCCCATCGAAGGTTCGAATCCTTCTGGACCCACCAATAAAAAGAGACCACAGTAATGTGGTCTCTTTTTATTTAAGCATTAAAGAAATAATTTAACTATGTTATTTATTTTCTCTCTCTTTTGTCGTTTTTATTTTATTTTTATTTCTATTAGGTTCGACACTGTTTTTCATGTGACTATTCATTGATGTAGAACCATTTTTATAGTGTACTGAATAACCATTAGAATCTATTCTGGCAGGCCCGTCAGCTCTGTGTAGTTTCCCATTTCTATGCCATTTTAAATTGCCATTATGCATCCATGATGGTCTGTCGTCCCAACTATGCAGTTCGCCTTTGTGGTTTACTGTATATTGCGCCCCTGTTTCTTTATCAGTTCTGTATTCTTTGTAATTCGCTATCGGGACAGCTAGAGCGAATATTTCTACCAATTCATTAATTTTTGAATCAACATTCTTTATCTGCATTTGCAAAGATGTTTTTATTGAATTGCAGTATTGTTTTATTTCCATTATCTTCTCATGAACTGTGTCATAACTTATGTCTGGAAAGTCAAGTGAGCATTTTTCATTTAAATATGAATCGATTGAATCGATTAATGAATTTTCTTCAGATTCTTCATTGTCGTCAATGTCTATCGAAATGGTATCTTTAGTTATATGATTTGGGGCAGATGGATCTATGTAATCTGGCGCATGGCGTTTTATTTTATCATTTTTATTGATCAGTTCATTTGCGATTTTTAATTTGTTAATATCAATTCCCATGGGAATTCCCTTGCAGTTTGCAATTCATCTTAAATTTATAGAATTCTAAATTCAGTAAATCCAACAAACAACTTATTTGTTGCAACTATATTTGCTAAAACTAAACATTAGTTTTGAGACAATAATAGGTGATGAACACAGGCATATTGTTTTGCGCTGGAATTTATTCCTTTAAATTTCAAGCCATTTATAGTTGTCCATTTTGAAGTCTGGATCAACTATTGATCTTATTTCAAAGTAATGGTCTTCATCGTATGTCGCCCTAACGTTCCCATCTATGATTGCCATGATGTGTCCCAAGTTGACTCCCATGAAAACTGATGAAGCTTGAAATCTTATGACTCCACCTCTGAAAACTGCATAGGAAACATCTAATCCTTTTCCGTCAGGGAGCGCAGCAATATTGTGATAGTAGATATCATCATCTTTTGTTAAAGTGCGATCTTTCTCATTCGAGTTTATGATCTCGATGAAGTAGATTTGTTTCCATTGGAAGCAGTACACTTCTTTGTTTTTTGTGAAAACAATTTCTTCCGGGCCGCTTCGTTTAATCTTAACATTTCTTAAAGTAAGATTGGCTTTTAAAAACACATCGCAATCAGCGCCAGTATACATGTATGTTTTTGGATCGCAATAGATTGACGTAACTGGATAGAGCCTATATTTTCGATATAATTTCATTTTGTTTTTCTCTGTTGCACATTATATTATACATCCGAATAAAAGCAGGCAAATACGTTAATTTATTTTATAATATCATTAAAAGGAGATTTTAAAATGGCGTATCTAATTGCTAACCTTCCACCTGTTCAGTGCTTTATTAAAAAAGAGTATCTGTATGACCTAGAGAAAGGTCATGGAGAATTGACTCCTTGCATATGGGTGACAGTGAAATCGATAAAAGGCAGAGCTTTATATATTGAGTCATTGATCCCCGAGTATGGAGCGCTATATGATAAGCTTCCTTTGAGTGCTTATGTGTGGAAAGCAGACTTCAATGAAGAAGAGCACTACTTATTAGACTTTTTAGAGATTTGGGATGCATTCTCTTATAATATATCTGTTTTAGAAAAAGCATCGCTAAAAGGCTTGAGATGCAAAGTATTTATGAAGAATAAACAATGGGCGCATGGAACTTATATGTTTACCATAGATTCGTGTCATAGTGAACCGAATGAATTGAATACTTCATTATCTGAAACTCCTAACGAGCATAAATCATTCAACATAATTAAACTGGATAATGGCCAGTTCGCAGCGCAGCCAAACAATAGGATTATATGGTTTGAACAGAGTTTAATTCCTATTGAAGTTAAAACTCCAGATTTTAAAGTATCCACCAAAGAATATTCAGTAGAAATATCGGAGAAATGGTCTGCTGGAAGTCAGAATAAATATTTCTATGAAATAGAAGAAGGCAATAAATCAGAAGATTAGATTTCCAAATTTTCATAGAATGATTTATTTTCTCTGATAATAGTTTCCCCGTGGAATTCTTTTATCGCGGTCAATAATTCTTTTTTATTCAATTTTTCTGATTTGGGGATATGTCCTCGTTTTAGATCTGGATCAAATCTCCACAATAGCTCGTTTGGAAGTATATTAAATCCGATTTTTGTTTTGTCAAACAAATTGAGCATAACAAGATATATCACTGCATGTGAAGTATTGTTTTCAATAATCTTACCTTCAAATTCAACAGATGATGGGTTATTGCCGCCAAGCATAGTTGTTTTTAGAATAATCCAATCTTCGTTGTCCCATCTGATAACGTCATTTTTAATCAAAAAGACAGCAGAAACCCCAGTATATCCCTTGTCGTTAAAAAAATGATGTGCCATTATATTTCAACCATTCTATATCTCGGATCATCTATTCCATTGTCAAAATCTGCTTTAAATCTTGGCCGGAAAACAATTATCGGATCATTGAAAGAACACTGCATTTTAATCTCTTTGTCTTTGAAAGACTCAGAAGCGAACTGAGTCCCTTTAACATGAAGGTAGACATCATTGTATTTTTTGCCAACTAATAGTTTCTGAACTTCAACTATGAATTGGCCTTCATGTTTAACGATGATATCTTCGCGCTCTAGTAATCCACATTTAGTTTGGACAATATCGCAGTGCATTAAGCAGTGTCTTAAGTTTTCATCATTAAATGCGCAGATGCTCTCGTTGGGATAATTAAAGAAACTAGCTCCGTCCTGCGTGGCATCATTAAAAGCTTGAGTTTCTATTTTGTTTTCTCCATTCTCTGATGATTGGAATCCCCTTATACTAACAACGGAATAGAATTTACAATCATAGTAAATCTTATCGCTAACAAGCAGATCTTTGAATTTAATGTTTCTGAATCCAATGGCGTATGCTTTATCTCTTAGATCTTTGTCTTCTTCTATGTGACTCATTTTTATGTTGGCCACAATACTACGGCTGGAATCCCGTCTTCTGCAACATCTTCTTCTGAATAGCCCTGTTTCTCTAGTTCTGGAGTTAATTTTTCCAACCCGAGGTATCCACTGCATCCATCTTCAATATAAGCGGAATAACTAAACTCATAGAGCGGAGAAAAATCATTTCCCTCTGGATCTCCTGACATAACGATAATTCTGTCTTTGTTTTCTACTGCTTGCAGTGCTTCAATCAATTCTTTCACAGTCATAATAAATCTCCAAATGGTTTGAATCTATTATACTACAAACTATATTTCAATAAAATCATAAAATGTTTTGTCATTTTGATGTGTTTTGATTTTTTCTGCGCCTTTGCTTAAGACTTTATATGAATAATCTTTAACGCAGTTTGTGCTTCTAACTTCTTTATCTAGTGGATCTTCTTTGAAATAAATTTCGTACCATCCCTTTTCATCGGCAAGTTGATCCCGATTAACCACTTGAGTGACAATTCCCATATAAGATATGCTATTGAATGGAGGTGGAGGAATGTAGAATATATCTCCAGGGCACAGATCTATAACCTCAGTTTCTTTCCAGTATTCTCCAGGAAGCAAATCATCTAAATTAACAGGGATTCTTGGTGTGTCTGCAAACATCATATCTCCAAAAAATCATAAAATGTTTTGTCACTCTTTTTAGGAAGTGGAACATCTTTTTCCCGCAAAATTTCGACAATATAGTCCATTGCGCAACTCCATGCTCGATGTTTGCCAGTGGAATCAATAAAATGAATCTTTTGCCATCCATTATGCTCATCTGATGGTATTGGATGTTTCTCGATTTGGATAATCTGCCCCACATGACCTGTGATTAATCCAAAATCATCACTCGGATCAGCCGGAATAAATATTATTTCTCCAACATTAATATCATAAGCAGCGGTTATTTGCCAACACTGATGATCCTCAATGCTGCCGTGGGATTTGGGAATTAAATTAGTCCATACAGTCGCTGATTTCTTTTCATCTTCTTCATCGGAACTCACTTCTGTGCCAAAAATTGCCTGATCAAACGTTGGAATGTCAAAGAATTTTTTGCCATTTATTCCAAGCCCCGATAAAGCGCCTTCAAAGATGTTTGGAGTGATTTTTGGTTTTCCCGATCCGCTATAAATTTGAAGTCCTGGCCAGAAATAAGGAATTGTAAATGTGCTGGCGAGATTTGATTCGCTATCAACCTTGAAATGAATTGTGGCTTGCTTTTCAGAGAGATCAATGTCAATGACTAGACCCATGAAAGTCCCGTTCACCCCAATTAGGTCGCCAATTTTGATTTGCTTAACTTCAACATTGACCCAGTTCATTTAATTAACACGTCTCGCTGTAATTGCATTGACTGCAAATCAAAGCGTTTCCTTTTGGACTCATTGACTGCTCTATCGGTTTACATACCGGGCATTTCCAATGCAGTTGTCTCCCCCTGTCTATGGCTGGCCAATGATCTTCATGAATAACTTCTCTTTGTTCGCTGTGCATATTAGTGTAACTATAAAATTCATCTGAATCTATATGGAACATTTCACTTCCATTGATTTTACACCTGTCCCACGACCCAAGTTTGCCCTTTAATTTTTTGAAAAGGTCATCTATTTCAGAGTCATTGAATTTATATTCTGGTTGCGGTCGAAATCTGCCATCTCCATCAGCGTAAAATGCGACAGTTCTAGATGAGCCAGCGCTCCCAAGATATCTCATTTGCTCAAACAACTCATACAGAGCCATCGTATCAGCGACATCCAAATTCGGAATGGTTACTGTAAAATCTACTTTTTTATTTTTAGTGTCCATAATTGTCCTTGCATAGAGTCCGTTACATTATACATGAGACTAGATTTCTAGTGCGCCATAAGGATCAGTTCTGTAATCGGATTCTAACTCGTCCATAAAAACACTCAGGCAATGTCCATAATCTTCTTCCCAATGATATATTTTGTCGTGATACGACTTATGAGTCAGCCCTTCAATGCTTTCTCTAATAAATATTAGAGACGCCATTTGCTCTGAATTTGGAGTCGTCATGAATCGAACAAATCCGCCAGTTAGCATATCGCGAGTGTAACCATGATTGGTCCAGATCAAATATGATAAAGTCATGGTTATAAAAAACAGGGACAATCAGGAACACTGATTATCATTATTTTTCATTTTTCTTTCTTTTGCAGCCCAGGGACCATAACAGGATTATTTAATCCTTCCACCTGAGAAAAACAAGAATTTCCATCACTATTCTGTGACTTGAGAATCTCCTCCTGCAACCGCTTCTGCGTTCTTCTTAACAAATTAAGTGATCCCACATAATCTGCGTCAGCTTTATGTCCGCATTGTTTGCAATGAAAACTCTCCTTACTCCTGTTCTTAATGGACTCCCAACCACAAAGCGGACATATCCTGGAAGTGTTTTTTGGATCAACCTCTAAAAGATGAACACGGTTCTCTTCTGACTTGTTTCTGATCCTCATTACCACCTGAGAATATGCCCATGGGGCCATCTGTTTTCTTAACTTCTTATAACTCTTCTTTGAAGTGTTCTTCTTCAAATTTGTCAAATCTTCAATTCCTAAAACCTGGATTTCATCCCAAGGGAGATTCTTAATAACCTTAGCAATATAGTCATCTCTCCTCTTAATGGCTCTCCTTTTAGCTATGGAACCTTGCTTCTTTCTAGCAACAGCTTGACATAGTTCCTTAATTTTTATTCCATATCTCCTATTCTTATTGTCAACACAGAGTTTATTATAACCAAGGTCAATTGCTAAAGTGTCTCCCTTAGTCTTTAATGGAGTGTCAGGAACTTCAACAAATAAACTGATATATTTATTGGATAACTGACAACCTTGAAGCAGTTTAGCCCCTGGTTTCTTTAACCACCTGTTTAGTGCTCTATTTGATTTAATAGGAACTTCAATTGGAGAACCTTTTTTCATTCCAGAGATTCTAACACAATAATCAAAGTGTTCTTGTCTAAATTTTTCAACTTTGCAAGTGTTTATAGAAAGTCTGATTGCTCCTTCAACTTTTGGAACAGAAGCTTTAACTTTTAGTGCTTTTGCTGATTTCTTTGTGGAAATAACAGTTTCCAAAGAAAATTTTAATGCTTCAGTCTTTTGCCTATAACCAAGAGAGCCAGAATTTAATCTTTTCAATGTTTTAGCATCTAGCTTCCCTTTTTCTATCCAAAGAGAGGGAATATAAGAATTCACTGCATGAAGAAGCTCTCTTCTATAAGCTTGAAGAGCTTTCTTTTTCTCTTGAGTTAGATGGGATATGGATATTTTAAAACTTCTTAACATAGTGTGTTTATTATACAATGGATTATTTTGCGGAAAGTGAAAACAAGGAACGTTCCTTATTGTGAGATTTTTGTCTTAGATTGTCCTTATTTGTCCCTATTTTGGAAAACTGTAAGTCATGCTGTTATCTGGATTAGTTTTGTTTTCAAAAACCTTGTCAACAATATGAATGCGAGAAAAGGCTTCTTCAGAAAGAATCAAATCTCCATTATAAATGATGGTGTGATCTTTAAGGAAACATATCCCATCGCCTGTTTTAAGATAGAATGGATATATCAGCGCTATTGTCTGCATTATATGTCCTAATTGAAGTCTATTAATTTAAGCGATTTTCTGTTCATTTTTCCTTCATTTTAGAAGATGATTTTTGAAAAACATAAAGAATATATGAGAATATAGACATATTGCGGAAAATCCTCAAAAATGAACAACTGGCCAAATAACTGGTATAGTCAATTCAATAAAATAGCTCAATCTCGTGGTGCTTTGCAAGACATAATCGATGTGCAGAATATATTTATTGATTCATTTGCTGAAACCGGGAAAATTGATCAAAAACTGCAGCAATCTATCGTTGATCCTGTTGTTGAAAATTCTGTGCGCGAATTGAGCGCATCAGTGTCTCAATGGATAGATGATGTTCTGTCTCAAACAAATCAGTGGACGCGCGGAGATCAGAGAGATTTGTCTGTATCAGACTTGAATGTCACTTTAGAGCATAGTTGGGCGAATGCTATGAGAGAATCAAATACTTTTTATATAAATTTTTCATCTCCAATAACTAATAAAAATAGAGATTCATTATTGCGGATTAGCGAGATGACTCCCCCAGGAATGGTGGAAGGATATTCCAGCAGAGAATCGATTAGGACATATGATTTTGTAGAATTCAATATCAGAATACTTATAAAAAGCATATTGACAAGCATGATGTCTGAATCAATTAACGTATCTGGCAAGGGCGTCTATAGCGCATACGAAAAGTTTCTTGAGAAATGGATCATTCCGAATGTGAGCACAGAATATTATCCGCCAAATCCAAATAAACCCGGAGAAAAGATGCGCCCACATGGTCAACAAACTCATTTGTGGCATTTGGTTCATAAGCAGTTTCTTCCATCAAAAATATGGGATCTGATAGAAAAATACGGATTCAACATGACAGTCAGAGGAGATCATTCTTCCCTGTCATATAAAAGCCAGAGAACTAAAGCGCCATACAGATACGATCCAAGAAAAGGCACAACTGATTTCATTAAATTTCCAAGCATGGCAAATAAATGGGCGGAAAATAAAATGATAACAGACAATGATAAAGTGAAGCTCATTAGTTTTATTCAGGAGGCAATGGATATCAAAGATGAGTAACTGGTACAACATATTTAATCACAAAATGGCTCAAAACACTTCTTCATACCCATATGAGAAAAATCCATTTAGCCTATCCAAAAGAGAAGTGGAACAACTCATGCATGACGCCAACAGAGATGTCGCTGATAAAGTCGCTGTCAACTCTGTGGGATCTCTATCTGAAAGAGATCTGGGATCCATAATGCAAGGAGGCGAGGATACTGTCAATGATATGTTTGATGAATTTATAAAAATTAAAGCTTCATGGAGCGGCGGAATCATCCAAATATATATAAAAACTCCAGATCCCGCAAAAGAAGATCATATCACCCTTTACCTTAATGATATGGGAGTCGATGACGAAACAGAGTTAGCTAATTATCTCCATGGCGCTGTATATGGGATGATTGTTCAATTTGTGTCCGATATGCACATTCAATACTCAACCGATGATATTCAAGGGGCAATTGACGATTTCTATAGCGGTGTAAGGCCATCTGATCTATCTTCTAAGGAAACACCCGAATATGAAGCGGAAATGCCACAGGAGGCCCCACAAGAGCCTGCAAAGGCTAAAAAACCATGGTATCACGAATATCTCAAGCAAGAACTAGAACACCAAAGAATTCAAGACAAAACATTTGAAGAAAAACTCATAGAAGAGACTAAAGGAGACAAATTAGAGCAACAATTGCGGGAGTGGGAAGCTAAGGGATATATTTCAAGAAGACCTAGACGATAAAATGAATAACTGGTATCTCAAATTCATCAAACTGGCGCAAGAAGAAAAGTCTCCAACATGGCAAGATGAATTCGCTGATATTAAAGATCGTTTCAGCGTCGCTCACGATATGATGGCAGAAAAAGGCCACCAAACCTTTCAAGACCCCATGGTCACTGATCTTACAAATATTGATTATATATCAGAACAATTCTTAAATCAACACACTAGCGAAATTTTAGACAAAATAGAAACACTAAAAAGAAGTTACCAAAACCAAACAAATATCAATGATGAACCACAAGAAATGCCAGATGCTTGGATTGGACCCTATCACGAAGAAGAAATAACATATCCAGAAGCCAGAGGAAGATTAATGTTTAATTTGCCGCTAATGAATTACAACATAAGCATCAATATGGATATGTATATTGACGAACACCCATCAACATTTGCTTGGAATCCTAATAATTCATATTTTTCACTTGCAGCAGATTTCACTTCAGAACCAGTTTTATCTAAGAAAGCATTCGAAGGAGAACGCGGAGGAAGCTCAATAGTTCATATCCCATACACCTTAGCTAATGAAAAATATATAAAGCCATACCTGAAAAATCTAATAAATGGATCAGTTCATAGCTACATCAATCGAAATAGCAACGCACTTCAAGATATGCTCCAATCAAAAGCACCTGATCAACATATCGGAAACCTAAATAAAAACAACCAAATGCTAATGAATATAGCATGGAAATTCAATGAAGCAAATACTAATAATTGCACTCCAGAAATTCTAGATGGACAATTAGATGGATTGCAACTGGCCGCAGAAATATGCGAACACCCATATATCAGAAAAATCTACAATGACCACATCAATCCTGACGATAGGCGAGAATCTATCTATGTTAGCAGCCTGTGGTCTCTCCCATATTCTGTTTTTGTGCATTTAGTTCACTGGATGGAAGAATTTATCAATAAGAATTCTGGGCCATCCTAAATCTCTAATTGTTCATACCTGTCAACATCTTCAATAAAAGACTCAATTAACTCAACCTCAATTAGATTTGTACTACACATGTCTTCTGCGACGCTTGCGTCCATTGATGCTAGTTTTTCTTCTTTGCTTTTTGATTTATGTTTTACACAAGTTCCATATTTATCGTGAGGCAAAGTAGTGTTATTTGGTAAGAAACACACATTTTTGCAAAACCAAAAATATTCGACAATTGGCCAAGGTCGGTATTCTTCTTTTTGTTCTGATTTAGAAAGTATATATGTGAATCTCACAAAACTAATAAAACCAATCAAGCATATTATTGCGCCGCTAATGGAAATTATAGAATAATTTCCCGATGTTAACATGCAAGATATGATACCTATAGTAAAAAAGGTTAATACTACATAAAAACCCTCGAATTCCCCCTGAGGTGTTGTTTTATCAACAGAGTTTTTGATTCTATAATATATTATTATAGGAATTGTCACCGGAAGTAACATTATTCTCACCCAAAAACATAGAAAATCCAATATTATTCTCATCATATCTCTAAATTCCCATAAGTTGTTGGTTTGAATTCTTTGATTTCTATTTCTTTGCTTTTAATGTCATTGTTTATTTGCTCATCAATTGTTGCATCTTGACAAAAATTGAAATTGTTTTTCTCAAGAATTTTAAAAACATCGTCATATTTAGCTCTAATAATTACATTTTTATCAGTCAAAATAGCCAAATATTTGAAACCCAAAACATTTGAGGAATAAATTTTATTTATAGTTGCTTTATATTTACAGTTTATAGCGCCATCATCATTGCTAATATACCTATCAAAAATATTGCTTATTTCGCTGGCTTCAATTTTAGCAAGCTTCATGTTTTCATCGTAAAAATAATATCTTAAAATGTCAATATGAATAACGTCGGATGGACCCAATTCATGAGCATAAAACGCTTCTGAAATAATCTGGACAGTCTTATGTGGAAGACTCCTATACGCACAGCGATACACTTGATTTGTCATCTGTTCCTCATTATTCGCTAATTTTCTTTTCTCATTGCATAAACTTCCTCACCAGTTTGCAATGCGTCGCACAATTCTCTAGCCATGCCAACAGCGTAATCTATGTCATGTGGAAAACTATCAATATCATCCAGGTGGTCTTTATTTACAAATTTACTCTTAAGGGCATTGTTAATATATGATATTAGATCTTTGGCGTTTTGTTTTGCTTGTTTCAGCCAATCTTTCACTTCGCTGTCAAGAATTTTGTAGTTTCTTTTGTCTTCTTCAGTTTCTAATTTATAGAATAATTCTTCGCTCATGATAGTCTCCGCATATAGTCTACAAATTTATTATACCGGATATGGATTGAGGATAAAATTTTATTGCTATTACTGTTGGTTTTCTATTGAATGGTTGTTACTATATTTCTAAAACTCCATACATGCCATTTGCAAGTTTTCTACTTATTATGGTCAAAAATCCTTTTTTATGATCTATAAAATTATCTTTATTATAATAAGGAATGCACAGGCGTCGCTCGCTATCGTCTAAGTCATTTTTTATGCTAAGTCTTTTACCAATGTCATAGCCAGACAGCGAATTCTGCAACTCAAGCCACATACGTTTACATTTAAAATAAAGACCTATATACTCTTTCATTAGTTTGGTCCCATTAAAATTAAATACATATATTAGATCCCCTCCCAAGATATTGTCATGTATATATGTTATTTTATTGTGTGGTTTGATCTCTTTTAGCGAATTTTTATTGTCCTCATGGCTTAGTGCTATATGGCATTTAGCTATTATTTTGCTTACATCGGTAGACGAATAAGTAAAGTTGCAATGTTGTTCTTTCATGCAGTATTCAGTAAAATAACTTTTTATCACATATGGAACAGCGTACGTCAGAATGTCCTTTTTTATCGCCTTATAGGGAATTGCGTTTTCTAATTTTATTTGACCGCTCTGATCGAATTTGATGTCATCATATTGGTTTTCGTTGAAAAATTCTTGTATCATAGAATGAGTATTGCGTGGCAGTAATTCGTTAAATTTGCTAGTATATTGTTGCACAATGCCGCTCATAGTATCTCCTATAAAAAAATATTAGTGAATCTCAAAATTCTCAGATTAGTGAATCTTGGAATTAACAATTAGATTATCTATATCTAGTTTCTAATAGAATATTCCTTTTTCCAAATTAATATATCGATATTCCTGTCCTCGCGTGTTTTGCGAAGATATTCTCTCCTTTGCGTCGCAAAGGGAATTGTCTCATGAAAAACAATCCCGCACTTCTCTGCTATTTTCTTGCAATCATCAACTAAATTATACTTTCTTCTGATATCCTCAACATATAGCCCAAAATATCCGCCATCCCGAACATGCTCAACACTTTTAGAGATGAACGGTTCCACAAAATTGGAAAGCCACTCTGAATAATCGCTGGATGGCGTCACTCCCTTATACTTTTCCACATCCAAAAATGGCGGGGAAGTAAAAACTAAATCAAAACAATCTGAAACCCTATCCAACTCCTCCAAACAATCGCCATGAATCACTGACAAATCCATATCAATCTGCTTTCTAATGAACTCTGCAGTTTTATTCAAGCCACTCACAGTGTCTGGAGACAAGTCTATGCCAACATACTTAGAAATCCCAGAAGCGGAAAATCCCAACATCCGACCACTAAACCCCGCACAAGGATCTAAAACCGATATGTGCTCATCACCAAATAAATGATGCTTAATCATCTTGGCAACTCTCGGAGGAAAATTGTTGACAGTTCCAGCCTTATTCTCTGTTCTGCAAATTTCTCTAATTCTACTGATATTCACTTTTGGATAACGAGCCAAAACCTTTCTAATGCCCCTCTTGAAATCTTTGTCAGAATTAAAAAACTCTAACGGAGACATTTTCCCTTTCCGATAACACTCCATCATATGCGGATGAAAAGAACTGGCCAATCCGCTCCCAACTCCATCCCACCTATAGTTGTCTGCTTTAGGAATGTAGTCATAGATCGTTTTCCACTTGGCTAACATTTGGTCGCCGCTAAAACGATAGTGGGGGAATCCGTGCTTGCGATACTCTTGAAATATTTCCTCAACCTGAGCATCCATCTTATTCTGAGTCTCCTCAGAATTTATTTTGCTCTTCAATTTTTCAATCTGATTGACAGCAATCTTATTGCCTTTGGAAATATCCACTTCATTGTTATTGCCCAGCCACATGGCTATCTGCTTCTGATCCTTGGAAATAACATCAGCAATGTCAACTTCAACAACGTCTTCTTTCATAACATTGCCACATGTCAAGGGAAAACCTGGAAACCGAGATTGATATTCCGCCGCAGAGATATTGTGAACCTTCAAATGCCCAGTGTCATTCAACATCTTAAAAGGATGTTGGCATATCTGACACAAAATATAATCCTGACCCAACACTCCATATTTTGACAAATAAGAGTTTTTATCTAACACTTTCTCTCTGACTTTGAGACGCTGATAGCATTTCTTGCAGCGCCCCTTAGAGAAATGAGGATATTCAATCAATCCGCATTCAACACATTTGTCGTGTTTGCGACTCCATTTATTCATATGCGCATCCATAAATTACTGTGATTCAGAAGTTAATTGCAAAGAATCTCTAAATTGTTTTAGTGCATCTTCTGCTGAATAGTCTTTAATTGGCAGTCCTAAATCTGGAAATAATTCGCATATTTCTTCCAAATAAAAATCATTTCTTATATCATGGCCCCAAAATTTTATAGCATTCCATTCATGTTGGGCAAATTTTTTAAATCTCTTTTTGTCTAAAACAAAATTGCGCGCAACCCACCCATCTAGTTCATCGAATTCTTTTTTCCCAGAGAGGTATTCCCATCCATGCCAATAATCCCCCATAATTTCTATTATAATTTTCCTTTCTGGGTCGGCAAAATCAGTTGTGGCAAAATCCATAAAATTATACTGCCATACAATTTTAGGCGATTTTTCAGCATTTATATCTCCAATTTGAATGTGATATCCACGATTCAGCATCCAATTGGCAAATTTTCTTTCAATTCCAGAGACTTTTTCAAAACCGCCTTCTCTATTTTTTTTGATCATTCTGGCTCTTTGAGCTTCGCACTGCTCAGGGGAATTGATATATCCCCTAGTTTCTTTGAGTAATATTCTTCCAGCAGAAGTGGCTTCGCTTCTATAATCAAGAATTTTTTGAGCCATCATGGGATAATTAGGAAATTCATCTTTATATTCAGATGTCTTTATATTATGAATTTTTAGGTGCCCATAATCAGCGAGCCACAAAAATGGTTCATGACATATTCGGCAAATAACATAATCTTCATTTTCTACACCATCTTCCATTATTTCTGCATTTTTAGCTCTAGTTTTTTCTTTGCCTCTCTCGTTTTCAATTTCATTTCTATGATCTTTATAGCATATTTCACACATTCCTAAAGACTTATGCGCATATTCTGTGCTTTTACATTGCACGCATTTCTTATGTTTTTTAGACCATTTTCCGTTTAAAGAATTCATACTGGGTTTTCCTGTTGTGATTTTTCGTAGATTCTCAGCCCCTTTGGAATAGAATTTTTTCATTTCCTCAGGCTTGTCCTTCATCCATGATTCTCTTGTCGGCGCATTATGTTTTGCTTTATACTCTTTGGCGCTCATTCCATGAACTTGTCTAACATGACTCAAAATCGTTTTCTCTTGTTCGAATCCACATTCTTCACATTTTAACATCTCATTATTCCTTTGTTTCAAAATTTGCGTCTTGGCGACTGATCATTAATTGCGTCAATTGCCTTGTGATTTCATTATACTATTGATTTTTGGCATCCGTGAAAGAAAAATGATTTTCTCAAAGAAAAATATCGATCCGTCTACAAAAAAATATCTAGCCACTAGGCGTATCGATATATGCGAATAAGACGTGTCGATATTTTTATTAAACAGTTAAAAAGAAAAGGGAGAGAACGAGTCTCTCCCTTTCTAACTCCTTGATTTATAAGGACTTACCTAGATCGGATTAGGAACCAGATGTCACGCTGACTTTTGCCAGAGCATAGTCATTGATGATTACTATGCCCACTTCTTCATAAATTATCCAGCCAAGGCGAAGCTCTTTAGGGTTATCTGCTGGTAGAACGGTGATGTCCTGGCGAACCGGGAAGGCACCGACGTATTCGGCTGGAGCGAGCAGGAATACTTCGTCGGTTCTCATACGAGAAGAGACGTGAATATCTGCTGTCCAGAGGTGTCCGAATAAACCAGAGGTTAGAACCTCTCTCTGGGTTGCTTCATCGTAAACGGTTTTTCCGAAGTTACGAACGTCAGCATAGCGTGAAGCATGCATAACGATCTTAGCAACGGTTAGGTCGTGTTGCTCGATGAAAGCGAAAGCGCTGTTTAGGGCGGCTAGGGTTAGAGCGCCACCAGTTGTGGTGACAGTGTGATCAGCAAGAATGGAGCTTCTGATTGCGGCGAAGATGTTTGTATCTTCTTCCTTTTGAATAGCTTCTTTTGCTTTGATCTGAGCGCGGTCTACAATGTAGAATCTACGAGCTTTGATCTCGGAAATTCTGATTTGTGGGTTGACAGCGATCTCGAAAGTTGGGACAAGGATTTCCTCGCCCTCGGTGATTTCGTCTGGCACAGCGCCTCTACGGGAGATGACGTGAGCGACTGAACGAACGTCTTTTTCGTAGCGAGCTAGGGCTCCTTGTGGTAGTTCGTCAACCATGAGAAGTTTACGACCTACAGCCTGATACTCAAGTGCTCTACGAATTGGTTCAACCATTGCCTGGGCAAGGGCTACACGTCCTTCGTCTGTTTCAAGAGCTTGAGCGATAAGAGCTTCGCGTTCTGCTACTGCTGATTTATCTAAAGCCATTTTTGTTATTCCTTTTTCTGAGTTATACTTAGAAATTTCTTATTTGTTCTATATTAGAAACTTTTCTAATTAGACGCGATCTAATAAGAGTTATACTCTAAATTAGATTACTAGTTTGAAGACTAGGTAGGTGCCGAGTGACAGATCGCCATTCAGACCGGAGCTTGTTCCTGGAACTCCTGATGGATATGGACCTGGAACTTCAACAACTGTTGCTACAACTTGTGAGTTTGCAGAAGAGGTTGTTGTTAGTTTACCATCTGAACCGACGAATAGGTCAGCGCCTACAGTGTAGGAAACGCCGTCGTCATATTGGTCAGTGGCGAACTTTCCGCCTGAGTGATAGACGGTCATCTTGCCAGAGGCAGATGTTTCGTCTACGAATGGGTCTGATACTCTGTTCACAAAGCTATCTGAACCACCGCTGATTCCAGCGCCTACTTTTGGAAGACCAGGAGCGGATGATTTAGTATCACCAGCGATTCCTAGTGTCTTTGTAGAAGCGCCTCCGGTTGCTAGAGCAGCTTCTCCAGAGGAGTTTAGCTGAACGAACATTCCTTCAACGATATCTGCTGCGCTGTTTACAGGGTAAAAATCAGCGACAACGTGATAAATTTCGACTAATGCCATTGTTATATTCCTTTTTGGACTTTTTTCAAATTATTTGTTTCGACTACTACTTTTCGTCAGATTCAAACATTTTGTTCTTTTTGTTTAGGCTCATGAGATTCATGAGTTTCTGAGCTAGATCTTCTGTTTCAGACTCTTTCGAGGCTGTTCTAGTAATTAGAGGAATTTCTAGTCCAGGGTTTTCCTTGCTTGCTGTCTTGGTGAGTCTATTGGAAGCAGCTTTTCTAACGGTTGCCTCATATTTTTGAATTAGAGGAACGGCTTGCTCTGATAGATCTGCAACAAGTGTTTCGTATTCGTCTGCTTCGACTAGTCCATCTCTTAGAAGTGAGGCTGCAGTTTTGCAGGCTTCTTTATATCTTGCTGTTGCAACCTTAGTCTCATTGACTTCTTTTTCGGCTTTAGCAGCTTTAGCAGAGAGTGATTTTACCTTGTCAGACTCTTTATTGTCTTTGCTGGAAGAAACCTTTACAACTGTACGTTTCTTGCAGGACTTGCAGGTAATAGCATTGTTTCCAGATGCTACTACTTTATCGTGTCCGCATTGCGGGCAGGATGCGAGAACGGTTCCTTTGATTCTGGTGTCTCCACCTTCAAGTTCTTCGTTCCCCAGGTTTCCGCTTCCAGCCGGAATATTCGGGCCGTCTTTCGGAACAGAAGTTTCGTTACCTATTCTTGCGCCATCCCCCTTAGAAGGAATTTCTGGGGCTTTCTTGGTAGCAGGCTCTTCTTTGCCTAAAGTTTTTCCAGTTGATGGAACATCAACTTCTGATTCGTTGATATGATCAACTTTATCGAGTTTCTTTTCTTTTGGAGTTGATTCCTTTATTTTTTCTGCTTTTGGCAGTTCTTGCTGAGCAAACTTTTCATTAATTGCTTTCTGAGTGCTATCAGCCAGGGTTGTTCCCTTGATGTCGTAATCTCCTCCGTCTAGTTCTTCGTTTCCTAGTTGTTGATTTTTGACAGGAACTTCTGGTTTTTCAACTCCGAAGTTTTCTTCTTTGCCCATGGTTGCTTTTCCGCCTTTGTCTGGAACATCTGGTCCCTTCTTATCGACGTGTTCTTCTTTGCCCATGGTTTTTCCGTCATGTGTTTTGCCTAGATCCTTGACTTCTTCAACAGCGATTGGCTCTTTGAGTTGTTTATTCTTTGGAGATTCGCTTTTGACTGGTTTTGGTTCTACGCTATCAACAACATCTGCGTTTTTCTGCAGGTGTCCGCCTTTGAGTGCTAGAGTTTCCATGGCCTCATCTTCTTCGACCATGTCTTCATCAGCAAGTTCTTCTGTCATATCTTCAACAGCATCTTCTTCTTTCATATCCTCTAGTTCTTCCTCGGCATCTTCGTGGAATTCTTCGAGTGAGCTTTCTAGTTGGTCTTCGACTTCATCTAGAACGTTCTTTAGGGCTTCGGCGTCTTCTTCATCAAGAGTGATTGTAACAGAGCCTTCGCCTTTATCTCCCTCTTCGAATTCATAGCCTTCGTTGGCGATGTCGAATTCAGATTCTGTTTCGGCTGGAACTTCTTTTTCTTCTGGTTCAGTGTTGAAATCATAGTCAAATGCTAGGACCATGTTTTCTGCTTCTAGTTCGTCTTGTTCTGCGTATTCAGCTTTGATTGCTTCGCATGTTGCGCAAGCAGCTTTTTTGCTTAGACCTTCGGCCATTCTTTCGGCAACGCATTGTTTCATTGGGTCGGCTTCAGCTAGTTTAGAAGCGACTTTCATGAATAGTCCAGCAGTTACTTGCTTGCTGGCTTTCTTTTCCCATTGTGAAAGCATTTTGCAAACTGATTCAGCGAGTGGCTTGCCTTCAAATGGACCTGATAGACATACGGCGTTTTCACCATATCTGCGGCTCATTTTTTCGAGGCAAGTTTCAACTGGGAATTTGCGATCAGCCATGTATGAGGCAACTAGTTGTTTGTGTGATTTTTTTGTTGCGGCGGAAATTATTTTGCCTTTTGGACCTTTTGGATCTGTTTCATCTTTGAATACAACTGGAACCCATGTTAGGTGGGCAATAAGTTTCTTAGAATCTTTTGGATGTGCAACAATGTCAACTTTGTAGTTTTGCGAGCATGCAGAGCATGATCCGATGTTGTTATCCATTGCGACTTTAGATGAATTGCAGTTCGGGCAGAAAGATCCGAATGATGCTTTTCCAGCAGTTTTTGTTGCTTTATCTGGAGAAATAACCATTGAAAGTCTGATTGGAAGAGCAATTTTCTTAGAAGCGGCTAGTCCAACTGGCTCTTCCAGTTTTAGTCCGCCTTCTTCTTCTTCGCCTTCGCCGCCTTTGCTATCCTCGATAGTTCCTGGCCATTTGTGGACATCAATATTGACAGAGATTTTGAATTCTGCTCCGCAGGAGTTACATTCTCCTTCTCCGTTCATGATGTCAACGTCGTCAGAGGCGCATGCTGGGCATGTTGAGCCTGGTGGTTGAGCTTCGCCTTCAGATTCTGTTTCTGCGGCAAGATCTTCTTCCATTTTTGGCTCTGCTTCTGGTGGAGTGGCAAGTGTTTCAGCACCAAGTCCGCCCATATCGGTTGGACCAGCAGCCAGATCGCCTCCGGCTGGAGCGGCAGTCATCTGATCTGGAGTTCCGCCTCCAATTTGAGCAATTAGCTTGCGTCTTTTTTCCGCTCTTGCTTTCAAGAAATCTTCTTTTGATTCAGCTTTCTCTTTTGCGGCAGTTTTCTTTGTGGCCTTAGAGAATGCGACATGAACTTCTTTTGCTTTTTTGTCGACTTCTACGCCGGTTGCCTCAACAACTTCGAATCCGTTCTCAGCAGCAATTTCAACTGCTCTTGCGATAACAGATTCTTTATCATCGATTTTGGCATCGCCTAGATCATCGAATTTAATGTGAACATTTGCTGTCTCGTCGCTTGCGACTTTTGTTTCTTCTTCAGCGGAAGCTTCGGTTGTTTCTTCTTCCTCGGTTGAGTCTTCAGTTTCTTCAACTTCTTCTTCTTTTTCGGCTTCTTTTGTTTCTTCTTTGGCATCCATAGCAAGCAGTGTTGCTTCAAGATCGCTGCCGATTGTTGGGATTGAATCCTCTTCTTCAGCTTGCTTGACAAATTCTTCTGCCATAGTGGTGATTTTGCCAGTTGAAACATTTGGGTGTTTGGCTAGAACAGCAATTCCTTCCATGATTAGTTCAGAAGGAACATCTTCATCAGTGATGGATGCAGCAATGTTCTTGCCTAGTTCTTTTTCAGAAGACTTTGCACTAGCGACTTTAACTCTGGTTTCTCCAGACTGGATGCTCTTGACCAAATCTGCAGTTCCTGATTGCCAAGATGGAGACACGATCTTGCTTGCAATGCTTAGAACTCTCTCTGGTTGAGCGCCAGTGCGGGCGACGACTCTAGCTAGAGCGCTGATGGAGGCTTTGATAACTTCATCAGATTTCTTAGCGAATCGTTTGCCAAGTGGTTGATCTTGTGAGTAAAGTTGTTTCTCGGTAATATCGTCTGTTGGAGACCATCTGCTATCTTTGGATTTCCACTCGTCAAGCTGAGCTTCCATGGTCTTTTCTAGTTGATCTTTTTGATACCATGAACCATTAGACGGAGCAGAGTTGCCTTTCCATGACTCATCTCTTAGCTGTTCGTCAGTGATGTCGAGACGTGGTTCGTCCTGTCTTGTATGATTTGCGATGTATCCTTCAGCGACAGAGGCATTTTTTCCTGGCTTATCCTTGTCTAGCTGATCTTCTGTAATTGTTTCAATAGATTTATTCCAACGAGGATGAGAAGTTGTTCCAACTCCTTTGCCGTCCAGCTGAGCTTCTGTTGTCTCTTCTGGGTATCCTTTTCTGCTATGGATGGCATTACCGTTGTGCTCTTCAAGCTGCTTTTCGGTAATGTCTTGGCGAGGCTCTTTCTCACCTTCCCATTTGGTTTTTGCTTCTTTTATATCTTTAGCCACTGTTTTGTCTCCTGTGCTAGATGTAAGGATTTCTTTAGAAATTTCCTCAGTATGGGATGCCATAAGATCTTTCAACAAACTCTTAAGGACTGCTTCCTTTTCATCTGTCATAGCTTTTCTGATATTATTATCTTCAAAGTCGTCTATATTCAGACTTTTTATAACAGAATCCTTGTAATATCCGAAATAACTATTTCCATCGGCTACTACTTTATAATCTCCAGAGCTAGCTTCCAATTTTGAGCCAGACTCTTTTTTATTGCCTTTTCCGGCAAATTGGTTTTTTATTGTTTGCAGTTGTTCTACAACTTGCGATATTTTTTCCATTGCTTTTTCGCGCTCGGCAGCAACCGGCATTCCAGTTATTGATCCAACGCCTCCGGCTGGAGCGGCTTCTGGAGAAACTTCTGGTTCTGCTGAGGCTTCTGGGGCTTCTTCTGGAAGACCTGCTGGACCATCTGGCCCTTCTGCTCCTTCTGGACCTTCGCCGCCAACTTGAGAGTAACCCATTTCAACCAAAGTATCAGTTGTTTCCTGAAGATCACCAAGAACCTTGATAAGATCAGTTAGATAATCCATGTCAACGATATGGCGCTGATCCAGCATGGCGCGGCAAACATCTTCAATGTCTTTTAGAGCGGCTTGCAATTTGTCAACTTCAGCTTTTCCGCCAGTTTTGATAGATCCAGCTGATACTATTTTTTTGATTTTGCCAACAGCAGATGCGGCTTTGGTCATATACTCTTCATTATCAATAATGTCTTGAATTGTGCAATCTTCGCAAGCGCCATCGGTTACGCAAGAAAGTTCAATGAATTTAATGCCATAGTTTTCTTCGTAAACTTTCTTGCCGTTTACGGTGCGTCCTTTATGATTTTGAACGCACTTGCAATAATCTTCAGCGGTAACAGCTTTATTGCGGCAAACTGAGCAAACGGAATGCTCAACTTGGCATCCCATTGAAACGTCAGTAATATAACCTTGCTCGATTCCTCTGCAAAGCTGCGGATAAGCTTGACGATCAATGAACATGACAGTATAAACTGATTTATCATCTTCTGACCATTCAGCAGAAACGACCTTGCCTTTGGCGGTTTCAATCTTATCGTTTTCATGATTCGTAAAAACTGGAACACCAACAAATGAACGGTAAGACTTTTTCAATTCCTCAGTTGAGAAATAATCTCCGTTATCGTTTGGCTCATCGGCAACGATTGCCTTGACTTTGATAAACAAGGCGTCAGGGTGCTTTTCGATGGCTTCTCTAATATTCTTTTCATTTTCTGTTCTATCTTTTTCTGCGTCAATAAGGATAGAGGCAGTTTTCACTGTCTTATCTTTCTTTGCAGTATCTATAATAGAAACAATTTTATGAGTTGCTGTTTTTATAAGCATTTAGATTGGACCCCAATCGTTAAATTAGTAACCTCAGCTGGAGCTTTCTGACTCTAGCTCTTCCATTAGTGCTTCCAGATATTCGGCTTCAGCCGCATCTAGAACGTTTTCAGCAACCAATGATTTTTTGCTGTGGCCGCTTGCGATTAGAGATTTGTACATTCTAGCTTCCAACTCGCCTTTTGGAGCTTTAGAGGCAGAAATAACATCCTTTTTATCGACAATATTGAATTCCTCAAGGGATTCTAGGTTATCATCGATTGAACTGATGATTTTGCTCATTGCAACTCTTTGATCTCTGTTCGGGAATTCTTTTCTGCCAACGCTAACTCTGTCGATTAGTTTGCTGGCAGCTCTGTAGAATCCTTTTAGAGCGGTTTTATCTTTGTTGGATAGTTTCGCAGCAGGAATTTCCGGCTCGCTAACTTTGGTCTCTTCTGTGTTTTTAGCTTGGACTGGTTCATCTTGTTCAATTGAGCTAATCAATTCAGTGATTTCATCAGATAGTTCCAACATTTCTTTCGACTGATCGAATGAAACAGTTTCATCCATGGCTTTTTCATCGATTGTTTCGGCAATTTGAGCCAGACGTTCGAGTAATCTTTTTGGCATAGCTATCTTTCCATTGTTTAAATTTTTGTAAAAACAGGCCGCACTGCTGCTTGCGTGTTTATTTGACTGTCTTCGCGATTAAATCCTTCAATTTTCTGAGAAATCAAGACTCTATTAATCTAGTCTTATGATTCTTTTGATTGTTTCGTGGATCTTTTTTGCGGCCTCTGGGTTTTGCTCTTTAACTTTGCTGGCCATTTTCTTTAAGTCATTAACAATAGATGACTTAGGTTTTCTGGCCTCTGGTGGCAGCGGCGGCGGAACAGATCTTGGTTTCTTTGGTAATGGTGGCGGCATTGGAGGCTGAGTTTGTTGCATTTCTTGACGCATTCTGGCTATTTCTTCTGGAGATGGACCTTCCATCTCAAAAATATCCTCATCTGTTTCTACGTCAAATTCTGGAGTATCAGGAACTTCTGGGAATTCTGGCTCAACTTCTTCTAATTCTTCAACTGGAACAGTTGGAGCCTCAATCTTTGGCTCTTCCTTGACTTTTTTCTTTTTCGGCGCTTTTGGTTTTTTGGTTTTTTTCTTAGTTTCGATTGGCATGTCAAGATCAGTTTCATTGATTTCAGCGTAATCAATCTCTGTCATACCTTGTTCTTCTAGTTCTCTGAGTGCGTCAATAACTTCAGGCTTCTTGGTTTTAGTCAATGGTTTACCCTTGGCGTCCAAGATAACCAACTGGTCATCATCCCAATCAAGTCTCACTTTAGTCATATCTCTGACGTTCCAGTCAGGAATGATCAAAGGCTCTTGAAATGCTGGCCCAAAACTTCCATCCTCTTGTGGATCTAAGTAGTTAGATCCGCCAACCAAATCTTTTGCAACTTGGAATGCGTGCTTTAGAGTTGGAAATGCGGATAGTCCTTTGACGTTCTGCGGATCGCCAATTCTATTACCAGTCTTGTCAGTGTTCATTGTTGACATAATGGCAGCAAAACCGATGTGCGGCCTAATAGGCAGGAAGCCTCCAAATCTTTTAATGTCTTGACGACCAACGGCTTGCGGGAACAATTGCTCTTGATACTCTTTCATTGACTCTGTTGGCTCAAATTGATAAGCATAATATGGCCCAACAGCTAATCTGAATGTGTCGCCATACATAACTTCACCTTCAGAAAACATATCGTAATCTCTGACTGGTCTAGTCTGATAGTTTCCGCTCCACGGATTTAGGATTGATCCCATTCCTTCTTTTTGAGCTGAAATTCTATAACCTGGCTGCGAACTTCCAGTTGCTTGAATTGTTTTTGTCGCGCATGTTGATAGGTCAACTATATCATAGTTTTTGAAGATTGGATCATCTGCAGTAACATAGCCACGAGCTTTGAATGTTTCAAAATATCCATCGGCAGGATACATTTGCGGGGAATCAGGGTCTTTTGGTCTAAATCCTAATTTGGTGTTCATGACCATGTATGGTATATTGCCGCCCGCAGACACAATAAATGGCTGACCTTTTTCTTGGTCTAATCCGCCATTAATTATATCGAGCGCCTGATCCAAATCTAAAACTCTTGGGTTGCTTCTTTGTGGAGCATTTTTGGATTCATCCCACATGACATCAGTATTGATGTAGTGAAATATAGATCCTGGGCCAATATATCTTAACCCGCGAAGTGGTCTAGTCCCCTCGCTGTAGTGGCCTTCCGCAGGAGGCATTTCGAAACTCTCTCTAATTCCTCTAATTCCATATTTAGACGGGAACGGCATCATGCCATAATCAACTTTATGTAGTTCTTCTTCCCAGTCTGGGTAATAAACTTTCCATCCTGGAATTCCCTCTGGATGTTCTCTAAGCATTTGGTCGAATCTGGCTCTGGTAGATTCATTGACATTTCTTAGTTTTGCCAAAGTATCTTCGTCATAATTGAATGAGTCAGCATAAATTGGAAGCCATTTTCCAGCCCATTTTCTTTTATGAAAACGGACTCCACCAGCTTCGCGATAAATTTGCTTGTAAATTAGAGAAAGTAAATTATTTCTATCAATCATGTCCTAGTCTCTCTTCTTGGGATAGAGAACTCGATCCCAAGCCTTTTGATATTTATCTTCCATCTCTTTTGGTTCTTTTGATTTTCCAGTATCTTCTCCTGGAACATGAACATTAGCCAGATGGGCTTTAGTATAAGATGGTATAACTGGAGCAGGAACACCCCATTTATCTCTTGCATACTTTGCTGCTGCCTGCATTGTTGGGAAATAATCGCCGCTAGGCGCATAATCAGCAGGCATTTTTCTAATTCCAGAAAAAAATGATTTGCCTTCTTTCTTAGAAAAACCTGGACCTAAAACTACATAATAACTGGAATCAGATGTGGCATCGTAACCTTCCCATCTGAAGTATGAATTGGCACCAATTTCGCGATCATAGCGTTCTTTGAGAGTTTTAGATTTCTCTCTATAGATTTCTCGCCACTGAATTCCACGGTCTCTAATTCTCTTTGGCACTACTAATCCTTATTTCTAAATGAGTTATTATTCATTTAGAACAAAATGAAAGAAAACCTTCTAATCTTTTTGCTTCGCCTGCCTGATGGTTTCAGCTTTTTTCTGAACATTGGCGATAATAACTTTTGCGACTTCTGGCATTTTTTCTTCAATTTCGAAATCTTTAAATCTCAAAATAGTCCATCCCATTCCAGCCAGCAACCTGTCTCTTTCTTGATCAGAGGCAATCTGCTCTGGAAGCCCATGGAATAATCGACCGTCTGCCTCAATTCCAAACTTTATTTCTGGCATAGCGAAATCAAGAGCAAAATCTTTTCCGCCTTTTGGGTTTTTCACTGGATACTGAGCATATTTGGCATACGGAATATTCATTCCCATTAATGCCTTATACATTTTGCGCTCAATGGAAGTAAACTGAATTTGTTGTCTTTGAACTTCTAAATAATCACCTTCTCCACCGCTGCTCTTTTTCTGCTTCTTAGCTTTTTCTGGAGTTAATATCTTGCCGCCAGTTCCTGCCAATGCTGGACCCGGCATTCCGCCTCCTCCAGATTCTGCTGGAGGCGGCGCTCCTCCCGGTGCTCCTCCTGGTGCTCCACCTAAGCCTCCTCCTGGTGGTGGTGGCATTGGAAGTCCGCCTCCCATTCCTCCTCCGAAACCGCCGCCCATGCCGCCCATGCCGCCTCCAATCGGAGCGCCCATGCTCGCCATTTGCTCTGCTTGCTCGAATCTTAGACGTTCAATTTCTTGATCAAAATCTATGCCGCCAAATAGTTCCCATAGAGTTTCTCTGGAAATATCTCCATTGCTTTTCATTTGCAATAGCATTTGCAATTTGGCTGAATTATCTCTGATCTTGAGATCATTCCATTTGATTTCTGGGACGACGTACACAGTCTCGCCCATCTTCTTGGATTTTTCTTCATCAATAAATCCGCGCATCTTGGCCAATGGCAAGAATATCTTCTCTTCAATCCACTCAGCAAGCTCTGTTCGCCAAGATTCCAATTTCTGAATCATAGCTTCAACACCAACCGCCGCAGATTGATAAGCAGCGGCCTCTCCGTTGAGCAGGGCTTGGTTAATCATCATTCCATCAAGAATTTCTTGAGAGATTAACTCAAATTCATTGCTCAGAGATAGGACGCGACCTGATGTTCCATACCATTCATAATCAAAAGCATGGTGAGTTACCAAAGTCAGGTTTGGATCGTTTGCCGTCAAAGCCAATTGAGCCTGAACATTCGCCAAGTCTTCTGGACCCGCTGGACGATCATCATTTCCAACCTTGACGACTCTAACTGGGAGAATTAATCTTTCCGCGACAATCCATTGAGCGACCATGAGCTTGTCTTTGTATGACAAAATCTTGAATAGTCGGCGGATAAAAGAAGATCCATAAGTTGTATAAGAATTTCCCTTATGTTTTAGATGGGAAACAACTCTATTACTTAATTTTATTGGCTGACCAGCAGCAACTTTTTTTCTAACTTCAAGAGGAAGTCTCTCATAAATCTCTCTAGGAGATCTGGTCATCACCACTGATTTCAAAGTTTCATCTGGCAACATCTTGATCTGTGGGTCGTCAACAAAAGGAGAGTCTTCAACCTCTACATTGTCTGGGTTGAGAATAATAATTGCTGAGAATTCTCCGCCTTCATGATTGCATACCCCACCAGTTTCTGGATCAACAGAGCTTCCAGCACATTTGTCGCATTTGACTTGGAGCATTGGGAACACATCGCCAATGACAAGTCTATCATGAGAAATTTCTTTGAGGATTCTATTGAGTTTTATTTTCTTGCAGAAACTTTCGTAATATTGTTTGATATTTCTGTCTTGGCACTGCAGAGTAAATCCATTCATAGGAAATTCAGAATACCAGTCAATCGCAGCGGCAACTTTAGGCTCATTCTCATAAAAATATCTAGCCCATTGCATAACCTCTCTGCGCTTTGACGGAATCTGCCAGTTGATAGGCGTGTGAAGCGGAGAGTAATATTGCGGTTGAGTTGTTATAACATTGCCGCCGATTCCGCCTGTCAACCCTGAGACACTGCCCAATCCAGCAATTCTAGTAAATTTCTTATCGTTGGCCGCTTGAATAGTCAATCCCTGTTTAGACATATGGTATGCCTCTTCAGTTCTACTAGTGATTATTTTGTTGGTAACTATTCTAGGAATCTTGTTCATTTTCTATGCCAACTGTTCAATTAATATGTTGTCCACAAACATCAGGGATTCATCAGTGTTCACAAAGGTTTGTAGCATCGCCAGTGTATCTACTTTGTTCTCATAGACGAATTCTCCTCTATGAATGTTGTCAATGAACACATTAACTTTCTTCTGAACTCTATCGAATTCTAATGAAATATTATACCATGTTCCCAGAGAATAATTGATGCCCAATCCGACATTTTGATGAATTGTGTTCTGGAACGAGATTTGACCCGGACTATCTAGCTCAGTATTGTCAGGCCCGACAAAAGAAACCATCCCTGCGAAGAATTCTCCAAAGGAAGCAACTCCTCCATCACTTTTGATTTCTCTTTCTACTCTAACGTCAGCAGTTATTCTTACTGCATTAACAAAATCATCGAAATCAAATTGTCTGCCAAAAACCTGACTTCCAGATCCCAGTCCTGGTTCAACTCTGAGCTTAAGACTCTTTGTCCCATCCTGAGCAGCGTCTGTCGTCACTGTAAAAGTTCCAACAGAATCTACTGTAACTTTGCTTACAAAACTGATCCCTCTAAAGAGGAATTTTCCCTTAGTGACCGGCAGGGCAATTGGAATATGGTCGAATACTTCTTTTAGCCCTAAAGGAAGAGAGCCTGTAAACCCTCTTACTCCACTGAAATCAGTGTCGGCGTCATATGCCTCAAAATTCTCTGAAAACAATGTAAAAGGAAATGATCCATCATTAAATGTGTCAAAAGTATATAAATCGCCGTTCGGGTCAACAGCCAAATTTCCAATAGTATCTGATGGATCTTGGCTCAATAGCCTCGTCACGGTTGTGACTTTGCCATAATCTCTAACTAATCTTATCGCTGAATTTCCAGTGTCAACAACATAAATGTTGCCAGAAGCATCGCATATCATGTGAGATGGGCGATTGAATCTGGCGGCATTTCCCAATCCATCCACAAACCCTGAGACCCCTCTAGTTCCAGCAAGAACTATGGGTTCATTGAATCCTGGATTTATTTTTAGAATGAGATGATTCTCAATGTCAGAAACGTATATGTCGCCAGATGGAGTAACTGCAACTCCAGAGCCATCGCTAAGAATTAAATTGGAAAGGATTCTCCGTCTGCCATCTGGTGTGATTTTTATCAGTCTGTTTAGTGGTGTTGCCATCTAACATTTCTATTGCTGTTGTTCCTGATCAGGAAATTCATGTTCTACATCTTCATCCGCGCCAGTTTCATGAAGAAATTCTTCTTCATCTTCATAGTGTTCTGGAACATACTTGGCGAAATGGGTTATGGCCTCATCCTCTGAATCATGGAAGTGCATCTTGCCAGCAACGACTGATCTCCATACGCCATCTTTGTAAAATACTCCACCGTCTAGTGAAGCTGATTTTCCTGGATACTCTACAAAATCTTCGACTCTCTCTTCAACTGAATCGTCTTCATTTTCTTCAAATTCATCTCCAATGCCAATTGGGCCATTGGATTCTGGAAGATCAATGTCTTCTGTTATTGGCATTTGATCCATTAGCTTTTGAACATCTGCCATATCAACCATGTCCGCTGGAGTGTCCGTCTGAATGGCTTGCAAAGTTTCATGAGTAACATCAAACTCTGGGGAAGAAGTCATAATCTGCATTGGGTGAACCCCTTGTATCCATGCTTCATCGTGAGTCATAGCGCCTAATTCATCGAGATTGTATCCCTGAGCGGCCATGAAATCGCCATAGCTCGCCATGTCTTGACTAATTTGCTCTTGAGCAACTGCTTGTGCTTTCTTGACCAGCCCGTTAGATGCACTAACTTCTGGATTCAAGAACACTTGTTTCATTGCAGAGATGATTTTTCCGGCTGTTTTAATTTCTTTCTTACCAGAGCCAACAACCTTTTTGTCTGGTTCTGGTGCGCCGCCAAGATATTCTCTTTCTTCTGAAAGTTTATCTCTCATGTTGGAAAGGCGTTTCTCGTAGCTCCACTCATCTGGGCTAATTGGTCTGCGTCTCTGTCCTGGCTTTAGCTGATAAGAGTTTCCTGCGGTGTCATAATGAACTTCAAATCTCTTATTAAAATACCCGCCAACATAGTTCCCATCTTTGTCGCGATATTCTCTTGAGAATTTGTCAATAACATTTTGTCTGAAAAGAGTTTCAGCACAAATAATACGGTAATCATCTAGGGCAAGTCCATCTAAGCAGTGCCAGCGGCAAACATAATCAGAAATGACATTGCGAATCTTGGGACACCAGCGTTTTTCATCTGGTCCATTTAGGATATATGGTTCGCTCATACGAACTGCTGTTTTAGTGAATTTCTTTAAGTTAAACGCTTTCATTGGTTCTCTTTCGTGAATATCCTCAACAACTTGTTCATATTTAGGAAGTTCTTCGGATCTTTCCTCTTTAACTTCCTCTTCAACCGCCTTCTCTGGATCTCTCGCCATATTGTTCTTTTCGAATATATTGAACAATTTTACTGCTATTTCTTTTTGGTCTTCTTTTGCATCTGGATGCTCTGACTCCCCCAATGCGATATAGGCGTCAATTAGCTCATCTGTGCTATGTTCCATAGATGGATTGGGAATCCGACTCAAGAAGTCAAATTTGATCTCTTCTCTATTCTCGTCTTGCGCCAAGGAATCTAGCCATGTTTGAACAGAAGGGACTTCTTGACCTTGCTCATCCGTCATTGAATAACCGACAGCAGATTGAAAGAGCGGAGGATTTTGAACCCAGTCCTGAGAACCGAATTCCCCTTGTTGATCCTGCGGACCATCAAGGGGAGATTCAGAAATTTGTGCTAGTTTATAAGCTTTTTTGTTGAATCCCATCTTACTCCTCTTCGGATTCAGATGGTTCATTTCTTGTTGTATCAGTGAAAAGCTTAGAAAGAGAATCGACTATTTCAGCTTGCTTATCTGCGGAACGGGTTCCTTTGCCGACTTTTTTCCAGCTATCATCTTTTTCCGCTTTACGGCTAATGTCAGCTTTTCTCTTTTTAGCGGCTTCAACGCTTTGCTCTTTTGTGGTTTTCTCTGATGCGAAAGCAGAGCCTTCTCCGTCAAACATGCTGATTTGGTCTTTTCCGACTCCAACGTAAGACTGAGAAACTGCTGGCTCTGATGCTGCGGTCTGAACAGTGTGAGACTGAACTAGATCCAAGCCCTCTCTTAGAGAAGCAAGCATAATTTCCTGACGCTCAGTTTCCATTTCTTTGATTGAGTTCTTTCTGGCTTCAACAGACTTTTGAATTCTTTCTTTGTTGTCGTCTAATTCCATTGACTCGACTTGAACATCAAAATCTTCAAACATGCTAAACTGGCCCGGAGCAACTCTGTGTGATCCGCCGAAGTTAGTCTCTGTCTGAGAGCCCGAGTAACGAACCTCTCTCTCCAAGCTGGTTGATTCAACCTTGAATCCACTATCGCCAAGTTTCTTAGCAACTTTGGTTGTGATTTTTTTCACAGAAGCCTCAATGTCGTCGTCATCTTCCATTTCGATGTCTTCTTCTGTTTCTTCTGATTCTATCTCCTCCAGCTCTTCATCGGTTGGTTCATCGTCTTCCTCCTCTTCGTCGTATCCATATCCAGCAACGATAAGAGTTTTTATTGCTTGAGAGCTAGATTCTGTGAATTTAATTCCAAGATTAGCCATTGCCTCAACAGCGGCTTCAGGAGATTCAGTGCTCTCTTTGTAATAAGAAAGCATGTCGTCATCTAGACCTTGAGCGGCCAAATCTGCTGGAATTTCTTTAATTTCTTCAACAGGAGAAAATGATTCTTCTACTGTTTGAGCTTCTTTCCGAGCAAACCATTCTAGATTGTTTTGATCTTTAGTTTTGCGCAACATTATTTTTTATCTCCTGTGCTCTTTTTAGAAATTGCTTTAGAAATGATAATTTTTTCCACTGCAAGAGAGCTTTTTGATTTCTTTTTATCGCCACTAATACTATGGCTTTTATTTTTCATCCAGTGAGCTAAAGCCCAAGGATTATCGCTGTCTTTTAGCTCTTCACCATTGTCTTCTTTAGCGGCAGCTTTGGGTTTTCCTGGTTTAACTTCCCAATCTAAGGTGTTTCTGCCTTGCAGGGAGCAATCTTCGCATTGAGTTTCTCCACAATCGCATCCTTGGCTTTCTCCAATTCTCAAAAATTCCTCATGGACTTCTTGAGCAATGTTGAAAATACCCTGCTTATCAGCTAGGACAGCCGCTTCTTCCATGGAAACACCTTTTTTCTCAGCTAGCCGAGAAATGATGTTATTAATGGATGCGTGGATTAGATTGGAAAATTCTTTTTTAGCTTCGCTCATTATTGATCCCTTAATAAACTTAGGGGCGGGACAACCGCCCGCCCCTTTTCGTTTTTGCTTAGTAGTCTTGGACTAGCGCCTTAGCATATTCTTTTGGATAGTAGAGCCCGAAATAATTTTGCAACCATTTCTTGTCTTTATCCGTTAGCTTGGCAACAGTTGTGAACTTGCCTTTGAATCCAGCGTAAAGAGGATCGCTAATGACAACAACTTCTCCGGTTCCTTCGTCCATTCTCTCTCCTGGAACAGACTTTTCAGACCCTTCTTCGTCAACGCAACCGCAAACGCATTTTTCGTCTTCGCATTTGCATTCTATTGACTCATGTGAAGCGCATCCCATTTTGGCACAATCCATGCAAAAATAGCATTCGTCATCTTCATCTTCGGCAGAGAATTCCATTTCGACTGTCTCTTCTGGCTCTGGGATAGATGCGCATTTGTGTTCTAGAGCTTCTTCCTCGCCGCATGAATCGCAAGTAGATGCTTCTGTAATTTCTTCTTCTGGAGCCTCTTCGGATTTTTCTTGAGCAACTTTTGGATAAGTTGACTTGACGGCAGCGTAAATTGACGCCTTTAGTTCTTCAAGAGTTCCATCAAACCATTTTGGAACTTCCTTGTACTCAGCCATTCTGATGAGAGCATCAGTTGCCTGCTTGGCATTGTTAATTGGATAGTGATGCTTTCCGTCTTTGACTTTTGGATTACTGGAAGCAAAAACAACTTTTTCTTTTGAAGATTCAGCTTTCTTTTCTTCTTTGCTGGCTTCTTTTGTTAGTTTTTCTGAAGATGCGATCTTCTTTTGCTTGGCCACCCAGTCAGTCCAACTGGATTTGCTTGAGTCGCCTTTAATTTTATTGCTGAATAGTTTCATGTTGATGTAACTCCTGTTTAGTGGGTAGTATATACGCACACAGATAAATTGTTATGGTATTAACGATTGTACCTTTAAAAAAAATCTTTTCCTCTATTTTTCGATAATTTAGAGTGCAGCTTTAGCTTGCCCAATATTTGCCATGTTTTGCGATAGTTGATCCATCTCTCCAATTTGGCCGCTTAATCCTGAAATGACATCTATGGTTTCCATCAGATTGGCTCTGATGCTCTCTAGTTGTGCCATAACTCCTTGCATGTCGGCAGCGGCTGTAATTTTTTTAGAAGATTCAGAAATAGCGCGCAAAAATAGATTTCCATATTTTTTGTGATCATTGGCGCTTGCATATTTGGCAAAACTTGGTGTTTGCGCCAAAGTCATGTAGTCGTTATACTCTGTAATAGCAGTAATCCATGCCTCATATGGGGACATATCAGTTTTAGCTCTCAGTTCGCGAATTCTCTTTTGCAAAGCCCTGGAGTTGGCAATAAAATATCCCTGGACTCCAACGTACTGAGCTTTCTTATTGAGTTTGTGTTGTTTGCTATTAAATGAATTTTTCATATTAGTCTCTTTTGCTAAATTGGAAGATGTTTTCCTTTTTGTGGAATTGTTTTTCGCATTAATCGTTGAATATGAGTTCTGTATTGTTTCAAGATTATTTTTGATTGAATTCCCCATTTGAAGAACGATGTTGTCTTTTGCGTCTGCAGATATTTTCCTATTAGCCAGAACTGTTCTAGCAAATATTCTAAACATATCATATAATAATATGAATCTTACTAGATCTGCATTTCTCCTGATTGCGGCATCAGCGCTGTCATCTGTAATAACTGCTTTGATTACATTTTCTTTTACTGGGCCATATAATGCCATAACTGATTTTTGATCTAATTCTGTATCTTTTTGAATTTTTGACGATTCTTGATTTATTTGGTTGCCAACATTCCTCCATATTTTTTCCATATCTCTGTACGCTTGTTTTCGAGCATTTTGTAAAATAGCTTGTCTGACAAGTGGTAAAATTGTCGTATAAAATTGGCTATACCTGCTTATGTAATAATTGTAGTTTTCATTTGAAGACTGTTGCTGAGATAATTGTTCGCCTTCTTCGTCTGGATCGCCATCTAACTCATCATCTGACTCTTCATCCGATTTAGCTCTGTTTCTCATAATAGTGTTGATACTACTTATAAAGTTATCGCTTCTTATGGCATCAAAAGTTCCAAGTCCGCGCAATTCTGGCACCGGAGCAGTATTGATCCGATAAAATTCATCCGCCCATCTATAGAATGAACTCAGTGATGATAGTAATTGCATTTTCGGATCATTTTGATCAAAACCAGCCGCACTGCCAATCTGAGAAGCCATATTTTCTATAATTGGTCTGATTGAATTGTAATATTGTAAATATCTATCGTAATGATTTTTGACATTGCTCCATGTAGACCTTAAGTCCTCGCTAAATTGATTGAGAAATCTAATTTGCATTTCACTAATGTTTTGCCCAACATTTTGCCCGATATGAACGATAAACTTGTTTTTTGATTTGGCAGATGTTGTATTTTGAATTGCTATATTTTGCGATTGAGTCGATGCGCTCTGAGATGCGCTCTGAGATGTATTCAGCGCTGTGGCAAAAGCCGCGCTGGCCCTATTCATGCTGGACACTACTTCCGTTGTTTGATCCTTCATGCCCATTACGATATCAGCTAAAGAGGAAACGGCGCTTATCATGTTTTCTGGGATTAAATCATCAAAGCCTTTATACCGTTGATTCTGAAGGACACTCTGTGTGTTTCTTATTTCTTTCTCATATCGCGACAGTGCTGCATGGTACATGCTAATGGATTCAACAACGGCAGGGATGTTCGTCTCAAGTATCGGCATATTATTGCCAAACACAGACATTATCTGATTGAATTTATTGTGAATATATCCAGGGGTGTTTTGAGGATTTTGATTTTGCTGGTTGAACTGCGGACTCCCTTGCACTTGAGTTTGCTGAGGTTCGTTTTGCGCTAAAGTGATATGTTTTCTTTTATTGAACTTTGGCATTTTTCTTTGCTATGGATTTGTTGTAGGCTCTCACGCTAGATGGACTTGATTCATACAGATAGCTTTCCAGCGTCGCCAACTGCATGCCGATATTGCCCTCATTCCACTCTTGATCTAAAATGTTATTGATGTTGGTCAATTTTTTGCTTATTTCTTCTTCACTATGTCCTTTTTGAAACAAGATATCAGACATGCTCCTGCTTATAGAAACGAATTTGTCTTTGGAAATATAATCTGATGCATTCGGCACGCTTCTTATTTTGTTTTTGAATTTATTTGTCACATTATCATATATTGTGTCTGGATCATTCATCTTGCGAATATGGTGCGACGGATTTGGTCTCGATAGGATATCGAGTATCTCTGCCGCATTCATGCTAATATTGCTTTCATCCCATTCTTTGCCAAGAACATTTCTCACCTCTCTTATCTTTCGATTTCTTTCTTCCTCAGTCCCTTCTGCAGGATCATTGATTTGTGACAGGATGCTGAGTATTCTTTTGCTTACTTGATTTATTTCATTTTCAGATATATAATTTGATGCATTCGGGATGTTCTTTACTTTGCCTCGCAATTGCGCATCCATTTCTTTCCATGTCGTTGACGGAGCATCCAAATAAGATGTTCCATCGTAATCAGCAGCAATTTTTCTATTGCGTTTATTCCAAGCAACTTGTCGCTGAGATGGTTCTTCAACAGATATTTCCGGTTCACCAACTTGGGAGGGGTCTGTCTTAGGGGTTTGAGGTTGTGATTGATTTTTTGTTTTTCTTCTTTCAGTTGCTGCAGGATAATTCTCTTGTATGTGGGACAAAGATTTCTTAATTGATCCAACCAATTCGGGTTTAAATATGTTTTTCAACATAGAGCTTAAATAATTAGAAAAATTTATCTTCTCTTCTGAACCGCCCTCATATTGCTTATACTGCCTGAATAAATCAGGCAAAATTTGTCGTATAGAATTTAATACTCCAAGCATTATTGAGGCATTTTTGATTCCCCCAACAAGGTCTTTTGATGTTATTATGTTAGCATTGAATGATTGCGCAGCTTGATTTAGATCTTCAATTGAATAATCTTGTTTTGCAATGTTGGCAATTTCACTTCGCAACTCAGAAGACATTGTCGATGCCAGTTCGTCCAATGTGTTTTGAACTGCGTCTAGTGGATGCATTTTGAGCATATCATCATAGGCGAAGTATCCTCTCCACAGAGGATCTTTTTCATTATCTTTCCGCCATGTATGGACTTTTTCTTCTTTAGAGGCCTGTTCTTGAGCATCTTTCAATTCTTGATTTTTTGCATTTAGTATTTCTGTATATTTATCTGCATCTATACCTGTAAACGGTTTGATGAATCTTTCACTGAACTCCTGATGTGAACTTCTAAATAGAACCTTAATATTTTCTAGTGATTTTACTGAATCTTCAATTCTAAGGTTGATTTTTTCATAAGCGGAATTGTCCTTAGATTTTTCATTGAATATTTTTATTTTGTCTATGACATTTTGCAGCGATCTCTCATATTCTGGATTATAATTGGCGATTTTTATAACCCTATTGCCGCTAGATTTTCTAGACATTTCTGACAAATGCCCGCGAGTAATTGCCATGCTGTTATTTAGTCGTTTAACTTCTTTTTCAATTTGATTGATTGATTCATCTAGGAATGGCAATGCATTTTTAGCAAAATCTTTCGCGAATAATGTGGCCTGAGATTTTATGTCATTGTCTTGAATGGACCTCAAATGCTCATTGTGGATTTTATTGAATTCTGAGAGTATTTCTTTTTTGAACTTGCTTACGTCTATAGACCCAAGAATGTCATAAACTTCTGTTTGAAGTTTTTCAAATTCGTCTCTGGCATGTTGTGGGTTGACAAATTTTTCAATTGGCGATTCTGCTGGTGTAATTTCAGGCTCCATAGATGTCGATTTGGATTCTGTTCCCTTTTGAGCGCCGGATGGCTCATAAGCCCATGACCCGCGATCTTTATTGATCTCTTTTGGATCAAATTTAGTTGCACCAGATAGGCCTTCTGCAATTTTTTTTGCTGCATCAGGGTTTTTTGTTATAAAAGACTTAAATTGATCTTTTATAATTTTGAAATTTGTGGACACATTTTCTATTAAAGACGCAATATTTTTGGGAGTCGGAGGAACTGGGCCGCTGCCCAAGTCTAGCCCTCTCATCATTTGTTTAAATGTTTCATTCGCTGTTACGGTGGCATCGTCTTTGGACTGACCGAATCCTATGTCATTAAATACTTTTGTGGCAGTTTGTTTTAAGTCATCATCAACTTCGTTACTGTTTATTATGTTTCTAGATAAATTCCACAATAATGCAAGAGCTTGACTTGTCTCTCTTAGTATTGTTGGCTGTGCCTCTATTATTGATGTTATTTTTGAATAGCTATTTCCGAGCAAATTTTCTATGGTCGCAAAATGTGTGGATTCTATTTTTTGTTCTGCCGCTTCCAGTATTTTACTGGCTATATTAAATATCTTGTTATTATTTGTTTTTTTCCCAATAGCAATTATATCTGCGCATGCGCAGGCTGCTCTTCCATAAATGTTTGCTGGATCATGTTCTTTGAACTTGCCCCATTTTCTTTTTTCCAAAGCTTTCAACGCTTTAGCGCCGGGAGTTCCCTTTCCCTTGTCAATCTCATCGTAAAATTCTCTTTCAACCTTAGACATACTGTCGCCACCTGAGGCTCCTCCAACAGCGGCTGCATGCTTTCTGTTCCATCTGTCTGATTTTAGGTCTTTGCCCCTAAACTCATTAATAACTTCTTTCCAACATTCGTCAGCAGTCTTTACGCTGGATGATTTTTTCATTCTGTATAATTCGAGGAAAGCGGCTTCTTTTTTGACCCAATGCTCGCAATTATCTTTGATATCCAACATATTCATGACTTCAATGGCTTCATCCAAAGACTTTGCCTCTTTGAACAATAGGCGAGATTGCAAGTCGCTAATAATATTTTTTAGTTCTTTTATTTCTTTCTTCATAATTTCGCCTTTAGGCCATTAGGACATATTCTCTAATATGCTGAATTCTTGGAATCACATATGCTCTCCATGCGCTCATATTGTGATCCCATGCCACACATAGTTCATTGCCAGTTCCAGCAGTGAACATGTCGTCTGGAGTAATATCTCTTTCGATAAAGTGATTCCCCATCAAAGTAATATAGGCTATATTCAGTTTGCCTTCCTTTTTTCTTATGTAATTGTCAATCAAGGTTCTTATGTTCAACGACCCCTCGACAGGGGAATCAGATAAGACATATCTTCCAGCCGGAACAGTATTAGGATTCAATCCAGTGTATTGAGTCCCTGGCTGTGTTGTTATTAGATTTCCATATTCCGGGCTATAAATATCGATTTGTGGCCCTCTCCTGTCAACGTATTGAGGAGGAACCATGGCAATTTCTTGGCTTTCATCAATTTGCTCAACAGGAGCAACTTCCTGAACAGGATATCCTCCCAATTCAGTGTTGTCTTGTTGAGCATAGCGAAAACTAAATATCTCCACCATCGAATTTTACAACCTTATTTTCGTCATCTACAACAATCTTATGCCCAATTGCGATATTGTGCTTGGAGAAAAATCCTTTAGGAACTTCTAGGGCATAAACGCATTTGTCTTTAGATTTGTGGGCTTGCGTCGAAAGCGGAGTCATAGAGTCAATTTGTTTAATAGTATAATCTTGATCAATAAATGCAATGTCTAGTGGAATGTAAGTGTTTTCCATCCAGAAAGATAGATTGTGTGGAGATTGGAACTTGAAAAGCATCCCCTCGTTAGATCCAAGAGTCTTTCTATATTTTAGTCCGACTGACTGATCTATGGAATTAGAAGCTATTGATAACAACTTCACTTCTGGTCCAGATTCTTTTTTGTGCGCTTTGGTCATTTTGTTGTTGTTATTTGCAAAAATAAATTTCTCTGCTTTTTTCTGTTGGTCAAAAGTTGAAACTTCGCTAGAGAGAACGTAGTTGCGAATAAATTTTTTACCCTTAGAGGTGATAACGTGATCGCCATCTCTATAAGAAACCAATCCTTTGGCTTTCAGAGCGGTTAGCATCATTCTGTCGAAATCCACTGGAACGCTCAGAATGTCGACTTCTCTATTTTTATCCCATAGATCAACTAGGGCTTTTGATTCTTCTCTGGATGCTGTTACTTCTTTTGATTTCCAGCTATCATCTGAAAAGAAAAATGGCATAATTGGTAGTGGCATGGCTTTCTCCTAATCTCTCATTAATAGAGATCTAATTTTGTATGGACTGTCGCCCTTCATTACTTTATCCCATGTTGTGGGTTCCCAAGATAGTTCTCTAATTTCGAAATATATCCCGTTTCTGCTGTGTTCAGGATTGTATCTTGGTTGGTTCTTGATGGCTTTGTCCCTGTTCTCTAATCCATCCGCGACTCCATATGGCCCATCGAATGGATAAACTCTTTCTAATTCTGGTAGATCCAGTCTATTATAAGGCCCGTCAACGTTATCTTTTGTTGAACTGTAGTACCCAGGTCCAAATAGTGATCCAGCGGTCCTCATTTGCTTTTTCTCTTCTATTTCCTCATGAAATGCTAAAAGCAAAATGATTCTGTATTTCACTCGATCTATGGCCATAAAATTGTTTTGCAGTCTTATAATGTATTTTTGCAGAGCGTCTATATCTGACTGTTTAGCGAATACTCCATTTTTAGAGTCGCTGATTTCATCTATGAAATTCTGAGTTAGTTCTTCAATATCGCTTTGTTGATCTTTTTGTGAAAAACTGACTAATTCTCTAAGTCTGTAGGATATTTTTTCGCCATTGCTAATAAATTCCGGCTTGACTCTTCCAAGAATATCGGCGAATATATGTCTGATTGTTTGCCATGTTTTTTCTTTGATCGAGATATTGGCGCAAAGGAGAGAATTCAAAAAGTTATAGCATTCTTCAATGGATTTGAATTTCTTCCATCCCTTTTTAGTCACGTCAAATGCGGAAATTGACCCATCTCTCTGCGGAGCAATTTGGTAATGCCACATTTCGTGAATTAGTCTGTCAAAAAATGGAATGTGATGAGTCATCTATTGTTTTGCTTTCCATTTTTTGGCTAGAGTTGCCATTCCGATGTCCGAAATTCTTTCTATTTGATGTTCCGGGCCAAGTTCAATCATATTTTTGTTATGCAAAGAATTCAAGGCTTGCTGATTGATGTTTTGTATTCCGCGTCTCTTTCCGCTGCTGATATGCTTTGATATTTCGAGAAGCATTCTAAATTCTTCATCATTTAAAATTGGAGCTTGCTCTTCATCTTCTGCGCCCATTTCTGGAAAACGCCATGCTGTTTTGACAGAGAATCTTCCATACCAGTTGTTGGCACTGATCTTCTTTTTTATCTTTTGCAGATTTTTGGTTTCCAAAATATAACGTGAGTTAGAATTGCTTTCAATGACAATGGCTTTATCTCCCATAAGCATCTGGACTTTTCCAGTTCTTTTGGTTCCGCCATCATTCCATTCTACTGTATTAGTTGCGAATATTTTAGCCATTAGATTGAAACCTTAGTTCTTCTACTCCAGTTATTTTGACAACCTCTGGAGCAAGATAGTCCAGAGTTAATTCTGTTCCTTTACTAATTGGCAATTTAGCATACAATTTACCTTTTGCGTTTATTTTTGCATTAGGGCTTTTATCGTAATTGATATACGTTCCCAATTCAGTTCTTATGTCACTGCCATTATGACTCGCACTCTTAAGCATATCGCCAGTGACAATCACATTTCCGATATATTCGCCAGGGAATAAGTCTCTGTCGGCAATAACGCCTTTTCCATGAATTGAACTCTTATCAATTCTATATTTCTTGCTGGAAATGGATTTGCTTTGGAATTTATACCAAGCAGTCACTTCTGAAAAGTTATCATCGTAAAGACATCTTGTAATGGCCTGCCTCTCAGACTCCCATAGCTTTCTATGCTTGAATCCGTTATTCTTTGTCGATGATTTATATAGAATATTATCTTCTCGATCCAAGATCGAAAAGTCAGTTTCTCTAAATTCTGAGATAATATAGCGACTAGGAATAATTTCTATCCCGTGTTGGTACTCGATCTGGTTTTCATCCAACCACTGCATAATATATTCAGAAGGAACAATAACATTATAGCCATTTCCTTTTGTTGCCGAAACAACTGGAACAATCATTCCAATCGTATCGCCATTTCTGGGATCGACAACTGCCCCGCCAGAAGCAGAAGAGGTTACTGGGCCATTTATTATGTGGACTTTCGGTTTATTTTTATCGGCAAATATAATTCTATTCTTGGAGAAAACATGGCCCAAACAAGTTCTGTTCCTGAACTGAGAATCTAGGCCAGCATAAACAATCTGATTGCCATTTCCAGCCAAAGAAGAATTTCCCAAATTAGCAATGAAAAGATTCCTCTCTTCCACTTCTAGAACAGAAAGATTGTTTTTTCTGCTGGCACAGACTATCTTTGCTTTTTGAAATCCAGAACTGCTATTGATCCAAACTTGGGAATGTTCTATTTTTTCTCCTAGAATTGTTGCATCCAGAGATGTGAGAATGTGATTATCAGATATATTAATCCCGCTGGAGAATTTGAATTCTCCATTAGAGAATTTGGCAATAATCATGCTAGAGCTATTAATAACTCTCTCTCTTATGTCGGATAATTTGTCATTATCTTTTTCTATTTCATCCAAATAGATCGATTCTTCATCATTGTTGCTGTCAAAAAGGATAGAAGCCCTGTTGTCCGCAAGGCTTCTAATCATCCCTTTATCTCCGCTAAATTTGTGAATTATGCGATCATTTATTCGAAACATCTATATTTCTAGAAGCATGTCCTTGGGACCGTCCTCCTCGACAACCAAGAAATCGTCAAAAGCTTTAATGGCTTCATTTGTTTCCGGTTTCTTTGGAGCTAGATCCATGACGGTAACTTCCTCTCCTTTTGTGTTAGATGATTTGATTTTCTTTGGCTTTTCTTCAGAAGAGTCTTTTATTTCAAAAGGAACCTCTTCTTTTTTCTCTGCTTTTTTAGATGGTCTGCCACGTTTCTTCGCAGTTTTCTTTGTTGCAGTCTTTTGTGCAGTCTTCTTCTTCGCAGGCTTTGCGCTTCTCTTTTCAAGAATTTCTAGTTCTTCTGCTGATAACTCTGGCTCAACAGTCTTAAACTCTTCTTTGTCAACCTTGATAAGAAATTTTGCTTTTTCCGCTCCTAAGAAATCAGGCGCAAAAGAATGTTTCTTAGGCACTGTCAAGAATTTATCTTCTTTAGAAACTCTATAAGTAGCTCTTTTGTCGCCTTCCAGATATTGCAGGGCCATATGTCCTGATGGAAGATGAACTGAATAACGAACTGTTTCATTATCATCATATTCTTCTTCTTCTGGATGAATTTCAACTTTCCCAATTAGTTCAAGAACCTTGTGAGAAATCGCATTCTGCACTTCTGCGGTCTGGAAGTGAACATCGTCAATGTCCACGATTGAATTGTACGGGACTAACGCTCTGGCGCACTCCAACGAAACTGCGGTTTTTCTTGGGTTTATGTTTTTCAATTTCATTTCATTTCTCCTATATGGATTTTATAATAACCCCTGGAGCTATCTTCTCAATAGCCAGGGCTTTCTCAAAACTTGGGCAAATCACTTCAACAGTATTATCCTTGTGGATTTTTACTTCAATATCTTTATGCTTCTTAGCAAATTCTTTGGCCTTATCGTGACTATCAAATTTTACGAAAGCAGCATAACTTTTGCCATCTTTGTCAACATCGGCATTTTCAATATTGTCTTTAATGATGTTTTTCAGATAAAGATCATGATAGTCTTCTGGACGTTGCTGTCTTAGACTCTTATTCTTTTCGTCCCGATCATCATCTATTTGCTGATCGCCACCCGAGATATCTGGCCTGCCATTTCCTTTGCCATCCTTGCCTCTCCATCTCCCTCCGAATTCTGGGACAGAAGTGAATGGATTGAATCTCGGATTATTTCCTGTCGATGGGCTCCATCCGTATTCTTGATTGCCTCCCTGAAAAGAAGTTGGCAAACCTCCTCCGATACCTCCGTGGTAAGCTGTTTTGTATGCCTTAAGATTGAATCCAGACTTGTTAAATGATTGACTGGCCAGATGTTTTAGCAGTGAATCATGAGCATCTTGGACGCTTTTGAATTCCTTGCCTACAAAATCTGGATGCCCAATTTCATAAGTGTTTTGTCTGTTCTTAGTAATTTTAACCACTTAATTCTTGCCGCTATAGATTCCCAATAGTTTTGATTTTGCAATCTTAATTTGTGCCATGCGAACAAAATCTTCTTCAGTGTATTCGCCCTTGCTTGAGAGAGAAATAAACTCTTCATCTAGCTTAGACATTGATTTAGAAATATCTTGCTCATCATTGCTGGCTATTTTTTGAAGTTTCTTATTGTATGCAGCCCTATTCCACCCATTGCTCAATCCTCTTTCGACAAAGTCGCCAAAAGAGAAATACTCTGGGCCTTCTTTTTTGCTGTGACTTGAATTGTCTCCGTCATAATATTTGGTTGACGGAGATTGAGTTGGATCATAATCTTCTTGCTGAGGCGTATTCTGAGTAATCTTGTGCTTTGGAAGGTCTTTCTGGTCACCGATGTTCTTTTCTTGGAGAAGTTCTGAACTTTCGGCCCCAAAATACTCTGTGTCTTTTGTTGACTCAACCTCTAAAGCATTGGTTAGCTCTCTAAGCTTAGGAACGTCGCCATCCCAAGCTGACTCATTTCTATGAGGAACGCCTATAGCTTTCTTGGATTCAAATTTCTTTTCTGGCAAATCATGAACATCTTTAGATCCATGGTGTTTGGTCTCTAGCAAAGTATTGTAATGATTTTTTGCAATTGCCTCGCCATCATACTCAGAAGCCTCTTCTCTCAATAGAGATTCTTCTGGCTTTGACCAATCTGTTTTGTGGTCAAACTTTTCTCTCTCTTGCTCAAGAAGCTTGTCTTCTGTTGGAAGATTGGCTTTTTCCTTTTTCTGGGATTCCAAAACTTTCTTTAGGCTCTCACCTACTGAGTTCTCATCGCCATTGTTGTAGCTGATAATTTTTGTCATTTGTTTTCTCCAAGAATATAATAATCCTTAATCCTACCATTTCGATAGGTGGATATCATATCCTTTATTTTCCAAGCGACTTAGCGGCGACTTTCTTTATAGCGTCTGCCGTCATATCTTGGCCGGTAGAAAATGTTTTCACAACAACATCATTTTTCATAATATCAAAAACATCTTTTCCTGATTCTGAGTGGGAAAAACATATTTTGTAAGTCCCAAGATGATATGTCTCATTATTAGACTTCTTTTTCTTATTCTTTTTATAATTCTTGAAATCGGGGTGGTGACCATGTTCCTCATACCATTTGCGCCACATTTCTGGCTTATTGATCATCATCCAATATTCTTGTTTTGCCGACTCAAATGGGGCTTGTTTCATCAATTTGGATGTTACAGTTTTATTGCTGGATTCTGCCATCCCTCCCAATCCTCCTCCTGGTTGTTGCGGCTGAGGAATTAATGGGATACTGTCGAGAATATCTGTTACTTCTTTATGGTATTTTTCGATGTTTTCTAAAATTCTATCAACTATCTGATTAAGAGCCTTATGATAATTGTCATCCAAATACTCAAATAGATTCGTCTCATTATCCCATGGGTTAATATGGGACTGAATATAATCTAAAATCATATCTCGATCAATCCCCAAGCCTTCTTCTTGATCAGAGTGTTTATTGGCTCTTTTATCGCGAATCAGATCAAGCACAATTCTTTTGCCCATAGTGTCAATTTTTGACGGATCTTTAACCAGATCTTTGACTATTCTCTCGTATCCGAGAGCAATAGCATCATCAGTATGATCTATCGTTTTTTCTTTTGGTTCTTTTTGCGATATTCTATACCAATTCATCTTATTACCTAAACCCTGTATAAGCAACAATCGCTCTCGGAAGCCTCTTGTCGTTCCTCTGATTAAAGTTCATTCCGACGTAAAGAGCGCCTGCCAAGCAGTCAGCTAAGTCGTCTGTTCCGACTTCGCCGTCTTGATCGGGATAAAGAGTATATCCCTTATGAGTGTACTTCATCTTCAACTCTTTCAATTCATTTATCAAATAGTAATTATCTGGAATGCTAACGTTTTCCATTCTGACCGCTTCTCGCAAAGCTCCATAAATTAGAGATTTATAGCTCTGACCAAACCTTGTCTCTACGGCATTTAGACCATATTTAACAAATCTCTGCCTGCTGTGAACAGATTGAAAGTTGTCAAAAGTCAAAGTTGCAAGCTGAAATCTGCGCGAAAGATCAATAATTTCATTGTCAATGGATTCCAAGTCTAATTCTTTTCCGCCTTCTGGTTCCCACCTTCTGATGAGATCGACAACAAATTTCTTTCTCTCTTCACCGCCTGTGTGAGTATAGTGCTCAACATGTCCAATAATGCATCCGTAAATGTGGCTTGAAATAGCCGGGTCGATGTGCATGTGGTATATTTTCCCTTTGACGCCCACATGCTGCTCTGAAAGAGTCAAATCGACAATATTTTCTACCTGCTCTCCAGTTAGGAAATTTGAAGCAGCGCTTCCGCTGAATTGCGCTCCATATTCCATCTCTGCAGAAACCGGATCTCTTTTGAAATCGTTTTTAAAGTCTTCCCTAGTAAGTGTTTCATTCGCAACCCATGTTGGAAGCTGGAAACAAATTGTGTCCTGGGCTGACAAATCATTCCCCTGCTTGTAGAGTTTGTAGAATATCCCCTCTTTTCCAGCCGGGTTCGATAGACTCATGATCCTTCCATGCTCTTTGAAAGTTTTAGTTGACGGAATCATGGACTCATAAACTTGAGAGCCACTGCTTTTTCCAGTTGAGGTGACAAAGTGGGCTAACTCATCAAAAATAACGGCGATTGCCAGTTTTCCACGAAGCGAGGCGCTGTTGGAGTGCCCGCATCTTAGGACAATAGAGCCCTTGATGTCAATTGGATTGCCATCATCTTGCAGTTCTTTTTGTCTTTCTCTGTCTTTTCTGGTGTAGACGTGGATTGTGTCTTCAGTGCTTGCGCCGATTCTTCCAAAGAAATATGGAGAGTTTCTTAGTCTCGCTTTAATTTCTTCAAAAAGCGGAGATTTAGCCTGCTCTTTAGAAACAGCGCAGTTGATGATGGATATTTCCTTATCCTTTGGCAGTCCGTAAAACTCATGGGGATCGCCATTGTTTATTTCTAGCAGTTTATAGATTTCATAAGCACTAATAACTGAAATGATGAACGTTTTGCTGGAACGACGACCAAGGACTAACACTAGTTCTTTAACATGTGCAGGAAGTCCGGCCTCATTTTTCATGCCGTACTTTTTAAGAGCGGCAGTCTGACCGTTCTCTTCCATGAGCCTGATCTCTTCTTCTGTCAATTCGAGATCTTCGTTCCCGATGCTTCCTCGATAGAAACATTTGAGAATAATTCGCTGCCAAGGCCACAAAGCGAATCCCTGAGCCTTAACGTTTAGTAGATCTGATCTTTCGCAGAATTCGATAACGTTAGCAATGTCTTTGCCGGAAGTTAGGTCTGTAGATATTCGACTTGTTAAGTCATCAACAATATTGTTGAAACTTATCACTTGTTTTTTGTTTTGTTTTTTTGCCATGAAAATAACCGCAAATAGAATTAACTACTTACGGTTACAATTATTTATGATTGAAAACCTGCGTTTTATTCTTAGGACATAACTGAAAATACCTTTTGATTAAGTTTTTCTTCAATCATATTAACCAACTCGAAATGTTTGTTGCTATAAGAATTTAGGCTATCTGCGTATATGGCATCACATTTCGTTCCGCGGTATATTTCAATTTCATGAATATTCCCAAAATGGACAGAATATAAATAGTCCCCCAAAGGAAACGATATTTCATGATTAAATCCACAAGTAAGAAAAACATCATCCATATTTACAACTTCACCAATTTGCAAATTAAAAAACAAATTATTGAGCATAAGCTTGCAATTAAATTTAGCTCGACTTATGATCAGAATGTTTCTATCTCCGCAGCATTCTGTTTCTTGCATAAATTCTTCCGAATCAAATGCTGGAGCTATCTTTGTTGTCTCGTAATATTGGACATAATCTTTCATCGCGCAAAATAAAAGAGCCCATGAATTTCCTGCGCGCCTTGGAGCAACAATATGTCGATGAGCACCTTCTTCAAAAGTGCTCATGACATATTGCTGATATCTAGTCGGAGTAAAATGAAGAATCATTTTTTAGAATGGAATTCCTGGAATGCCGCTCAACATTTCCCCGCCTGCTTTTGGATTTTCCTCAACCAACATGACTTGGCTTGTTAGAAGCAATCCGGCAATGCTCGCAGCAGTTTCTAAAGCAGTTGTTGTAACTTTAGCTGGGTCAATGATTCCGCTCTCAACAACGTCTCCATACTCTCCACTCGCAGCATCATAGCCATATTCATACTTGTTTTCTCTGAGAACATTTTGGACAACAACCTCCCCATTTGCTCCAGCATTCTCAGCAATTTTCATAATAGGAGCAGCAAGAGCTTCATAGACTATCTGAATTCCTCTTGCGAAATCTCCCTTATGTTCTTTGGCAAAGTCTGTTAGAACTTCTCTTGATCTTAGCAAAGCGATCCCACCTCCAGGGAGAACTCCAGTTTCAATTGCAGCTCTGGTTGCGTGTAGAGCATCCTCGATTCTGGCTTTCTTTTCTTTCATCTCTACTTCAGTGGCAGCGCCAACATTAATCTGAGCAATTCCGCCAGCAAGTCTAGCTAGACGCTCTTGCAATTTCTCAGTTTCATATTCACTCTTTGAAGCAGCGATATGTGATTTGATTTGCTCAATTGCCTCGTCAATCTTTTCATCCTCGCCATAGCCATTGGTAATAGTTGTTGAATGTTTGGTTATGACGATTTTCCCGCAACGTCCCATATCTTCAATTTTGAAGTCTCTAGCTTTCTTGCCTGAGTCTTTTAGGAGTGCTTTTCCGCCAGTGGCAACAGCAATATCTTCAATAAGGTTTCTCTGGGTGTCACCAACACCGGGGACTTTGACGCAGCAAGCACTCATTCTGCCTTGCAGCTTATTGGTCAAAATGGTTGTCAAGAATATTTCAGAGAAATCTGGAGCAATGAGAACAACTGATTCGCCTTCATTGGCGCATGCTTGAAGCACTCCAGTTAAATCTCTGATGTTCACATTTTTGTCATCTGTCAAAAACAGGCGAGCATTGTGGAAAACACATGTCTGCTTATCTTTTTCTGTTGCGAATGCCTGACTGACCCATCCTTTATCAAATTGCATACCAGCAATTAGGTCGATATAAGTTTCATTGGTTTTGCCCTCTTCAACTGTGACAACGCCATCTGTCCCAACCTTCTCCATTGCATCAGCGATAATTTCGCCGATATAGGTATCGTTGTTGGATGCGATTGAGGCAACTTGAGTTACTTCATTTTTGCTGTCAATTTGCTTAACTTTGGCCTTCAAGTCTGCCATAACTTTATCGACCGCAGCGTGAATCCCGTTCTTTAGAGTGACTGGGTTAGCGCCAGCAGAAACTGCTTTTCTTCCGCTTTGATAAATTGCTCTTCCAAGAACAGTAGAAGTTGTGGTTCCATCTCCAGCGACTTCAGCAGCTTTGACAGCAACTTCTTTTAGCATTCTTGCGCCAAGATTCACAAATTCATCTGATACTTCAAATTCTTTTGCTACAGTAACGCCGTCTTTGGTGACTATTGGAGAACCGCCTAGTTTTCCAATGATAACATGTCTTCCTTTTGGCCCAAGAGTAGATCCAACTGCATCGGCAATTTGATTTACGCCTTGCTCAATAGCATCCTGAGCATACTCAAAGTATATGACTTTTTTCATATTTCAATTCTCCGTTTTGTTCGCTTTGCAATTATACAAGCTTTGTCGGTGTCTCTAAGCTGTTTCTACTAGTTCGTCTTCTGTTTCTTCAACTAGAGAGATAACAGCCAGTACATTTTCATCTTTGACGACGGTGTACTTTTGTCCGCCGATTTCAATAATAGTTCCTTGAGAGAAAACAATCTGGTCTCCAAGCTGAACATCAAGATTTTCAAATTCTTTGACTTGAACACCGATTCTAACGACAGTTCCTTTAATGCTGTTACTATTCATTTCTTCTTCTGATTCAGGAATGAATAGAGCATCAGGGTCTTGTTCCACTTTTTTAACTGGAGTGACCAAGAAGTGTCTAGGGGCTGGACGAATCTCTACTTTGCTCATCTAAGTGCCTTTCATTTTCAATTTGTTTTTTCAATTCATTTGCCAATTCAAACTCGCCATTCATGATGGCTTGTTCTAATTGGGATTTCCGCTCTGAATCAGATATATCCTCTTCTTTTATGGAATCACGAGAAATGTTCTCGCAATTTGAATTTGTTCTGCCTTTATGTTTTATGCTGCGGCTCTGAATTTCAGTCAGAATAACTTCTAACTCTTCTCTAAAAACATCATAGCATTTTGGGCATCCCAAGTATGGCGATGTTTTTAGGTTTGCAATTTGGAAACCGCATTCACAAGATTCTGGCATTCGTCATTATACAAGAGTTTTTAGGAAACTCGCATGCTCACTTCATATATTGTTGAGCCAATCACATAATAGTAGCGATTGATTAGTTTGAAAATAGAATTGGGTTTCAAATCAAATATGGCATGAAGCGCTGCATTGTTTACAGTTGTGAACGGTGTGACGCTCGGGCTTAGTCTTCTGTTCCCGTAAACCAAAGCAATGAATGGTGTATTTTTGGATCTGTGTTTGACTATCGCCAAATTGATTGGGGCTGGCTCATTGGTTGGCCCGTCGTCAATATCGTTTTTGGGAGTAAAATCGTTTGGAGGATTTCTTCTCTCAGTGACATCGACTCTAGTTATTCTGTAATAAACAAAATCCTGCCCCTCCCTATAAACTTCATTAGCATCGCCATCAGATGTTAGGGCAGCAGAAACAGCACTGACGATTGGCTCAACATCGGTGTCTTCATCTCCAATAATGGCCACGAATTCTCCGGCAGTAAATTTATCTGTAGCTTCGTCTATGAATTCGCTGATAGTAAAAGTTTTACCCATTTATATCTCTATGTTTGTAAATCTGTCTTCTGAACCACCAGTTTTAGGAGTGTTTTTGCCCTTAACAAATGTATCAGCGATTTTTGTAGCCAAAAATTTGTCTATGCATCTAGGCCCGTGAAAAGGAACGTCATATATATGTTCTTTTTTCTTATCTGGCTCAGCGGCTGGTCGGTAGATCTTTAATCTGCAATACATAGTTCCTGTTCGGATCTCTTTATTGCATCCGGGGCATGTGTAGTCTTTGGACGCAGGAAATCTGGAATCTCTTATTAGTAAATACTCTCCTAAAGATTTTCGAATTAGGGGATTCCAATCTGTGTCCTTATTAGCCATGTCACTGCCTTTTGATTTTAGATATTTCTAACACTAGATATCTCAAATACATTGGAATTAGGAATATCGCAGCAATAGGAAAGAAATAGGCCGACACTCCAAACAACGCTGACATTGAGATGAAAATAGCTGCATTAAAACCAAATTCAAGTTTTGTATGCTCTTTTCCCTCTTTTGATTTATCAGAAAGTTCTTGAATCTTGTCTAAAATCTTCTCTGAAGCGGCTGTCATAGATTCTGCTAGTTGTTGGCCTTGTTTGTCTTTTGCGGATTTCGCATTTTTAAGTGTATCAATAAAATCATTATATTCTTGGCCGTAATTGTTTTTATTTTCTTCTGTCATATTTCCAACCCAACCCATCTGTCAGTGTGGTCCCACATTTTTTTGTTCTCTTCATGAAGATATTCGACACTGATATCTTTGTAGACGCAAATCTCTCCAGCGTGAGGCCCCTCAATAAATTCAATATTAAATGAAGTGCCAGTGTAGTAGTCTACGTCAATTGAATGTATTATACCAACGGATTGTTCCGGGTCAAATCGTTTCTTAAGTCTTACTTTATCGCCTATTGTTGGCATCCATTCCATATTGCACGATCCGATGATTTCATATTGTCTAGGATTTAAGACGGCCCGATATCCGGGTTTACCGCTAATGAATGAGACAAGAACAAATAGGCCAGTCTCGCGCTCTTGCACGCTAAGAATTCTGGCGACACAATTGTGAAGTTGGTGATTTTCGGCCAAACACCGAATCACTTTATCTTTTTCCGGTTTCATGCGCTATTATACAGCGATTAGGAATATATTCTGAGAAGAATATCCTTGATTCTATCGTATCCGAGAGTCTTTTTCAAACCCAGCATGGCAGTGCTAATGGCAAATGCCCAACGATAATCGTTGTCTTTAATCGAGTCTTTATCAACCTGTTTTGGCTCAACAGTTAATTTGCCAACCAATTTATCATAGTAGTCAATATTGTCATAAACCTTATTGAGATTGGCTCTTTCAATATATGATCTCCAAAGATCATTCATATCTTCAGCTATTTTTTTGAACTCTTCGGCTTTTCCAGTTTCTAAAATATCAGTAACTCTGTGGTGAGTCTCATTATAGCGGTGAGTGTAATTCCTGTCGTGAACTCTGTTCTTGAGAGTCTTTTTCCATTGTCCAAATTCTTTCATCATTTTTCTATTGCGAGCATCGAGCATAACTTCTGCTTCTAATTTTTTAAGCATTTCAGGAGAATAGTCTAGCATGACGTTTTGAGGGTTTTTATAAACGCGATACTCAGCGTCAAAAGCTTCAACAACTCTTTTTTTATTCCATGAGCCAGATTTCGCAATACTGCCATCAAACTTTTTATTGTTAATGCTGTTTTTGATATCGCGCGGATAAATATGGGTGTCAGCTAACATTGTAATGGTTGATGGAATATCCATGTCTATGTTGGCCATTTTTTTGATGAGAAATCGGTAATCAACCCCAAATAGGTTCTGGGCGATTTCATCTGAATCTTCAGCGTGCTGCATAATGAATGCAAATTTCTCTGATCCAAGAATGGTGTGCAGATCGTTTACTAGGTTTCTAATTTCTCTTGAATATGGTTCCATTGACAATTTCTCTTTGCAAAAGATATATTGACAATTACAATATCTTGAGGAAGATTCCTATAGGAAATTTGCCGAAAAGAAAATTATCCCAGCGATAGACATGAGCGCAAGCCCTATCCATAATGCTCCAATGGACAGTTTATTCTCTGCTTCTGTCTCCGTTTGCGCTTCTGATTTTGTATTCAATTTGTCCAGAACCTCCAAAATCAGTTCATTATTAGCGTAGCATATATTAATAATGTCTCCTGTTTCCTGATAGATGGTGTTGAATGATTTTTCTACTCCTTTAACAAGCTGCTCAAAATAAGCTGCTGCTTCCATGCTCCGAGCTGTTATTTCTTGATTCTGAGCAGCCTGAGCACATTCCTGGCACAATTCGCTCTCATTCAGCTCTCCTAGTTCATTGCAGTTATTACATTCTCCGAACATATTCAACTCCTTATGAGATTCAACCGCTATTATATGAATAAAGTGTTGATGGCCAATGATTTTTAAATTTTCCTCTTTTCCGACACCGAGTATAATACCAAAGATTGAAAGGAATGACAATGAATTGGGAAAACATCACAGAATTTATTGTTCCAGCCATGACGACTGGAATAGCCCCGCGCCCAAATATCAAAAACATCAAAACTGAAAATCTTTTTCAGTACACAATCAAGTCATATCTCGAATGGACAGATAAAAACAGTCTGACCATTGTTGCTAAAAACGCAATCCCTGGTGATAACATACATCTCTCTGGCTGGAATTTATCGGCAAAAACCTTAGATTTAGACGTTAAGTCTATGACTTTCAAAGAAAAATTGTCAACTTTTCTTCTTCCAGTCAAAAGTTACCCGCCAAATACTTATGACTCATTTGCCACAACTAAAAATGGCAAAATATTTAATATATCCAATTACCCATATCAAGACCCATACTACAAAACACAAACCAAATCTGATTACCACGACTACCGACTGCACATACTGAATAATGATGATAAAACTGGATATGCCGGGGAATATAATATTCTGACTCAAGAACATCCGATGTCAGTAAATATCCCCATTAAAGACCAAATATTTGATCACATAAATGAGAGAAATCCATATCCATTCATGAGCACTAGTAATAACAAAGAAAAAACGCTGATAAGCAATGAGAAATTAGGATTATTCACTGTCTATGATGAAAACCTTAACTACTGTTTATTTGTTGTTCAAGCAAAAGGAGCTAATGCTGCCATCCTGTCCCCGAATGGATGTCAAATAATTGTATTCTTGCAACATAAAAACAAGCTAAATTACAAATGCTATGACATAAATTCTGGAACATTGACCAAAACTGGTCAATTTGCCATCGGGAACAAAAGAAACAAATTTGAACTCAAACCTGAACTAATGGCAATGGACAGCAAAAGAAAGCTGATGTATCTTGGCTATCATAATAATGGAATCCCATATATTGCAGTTGCTAATTTTGCAGATGATTCAGTTGTGATCAAGCCATTGGGCGACATAAATGAAATCACTTCTATTAAACAAGATGGAGATTATATCTCTGTTGGCGGGGTTATGGTTAAAGGGATGAATTCTATTAATGCCTATGTCCCAAAGAACACCTTTTCGCTTGCTCTAAAAACAAAACCGACTCACATATGTAACTCTTTCTTTCAATATGATGATGAAGAAAAAACAATCTCTCACTGCAAGCAATACGATTTCAGCTACAAACTTAATATCGCTAAATCACAGAGCATATCAAGCAATATCGCTAATAATATGTTGGCTGTTATGGTTGACGATCGCATTCAAATCAAGGAATTCATCAATGAGGAGTTGAAAAACACATATGACAAGAAATACCAAGACCTTGAAATCTAATATGCCCGGAAAGACTAAAAAATCTTCTAAAGAATCACATTACGAGAAAATGGGGAAACCATCTGAAAAGTACATCAGAAGTTTTTCTCAGATTCCAACTAGCAGAATGAGTGAAGAAGATTACTGTCTGATCATGGATAGATTTTTTTTCCAATTAAACAATATTGACGAAAAGAAACCGCAAACCCTAATTGATAATATCAGTCTAAAATATGAAACAAAAGATGGAGAAGTCAAATATAGCCCCATAGTTGACACTGATTATTGGGTCAAATATGACGTGAAAGCCAGAACGTACTATATCTATCACTTGATGGCTCGAAAAGTGTCGCAGGGAAAAAGCAAAAATATCCGACTAGAAAAATGGAATGAAGAAAAACATGGGCCAATCATTCCGCAAACCAGAATCAAATCTAAAAAAGATTCATCAAGAGAAGGGGCAATTTATCCTCATGGCCATCAGTGTTTGATTCGGTGGGATGACGGCAAAATAGAATTTCTTAAAACTAAAAGCAGCTTAGTCTTTCTCTGGAAAGAAGACTACGATATTTATAAGACTTTTATAAAATAGCAGGGTGAATATTCGACTTGTCTGAATGGAAAGGAATAATCCTTTTCAGGACAAATCGAAGTGAATTTTGAAGAAGAACAAAGCAAATACGCTTACAGAAAAAACTTACTGTTAAATATGTTTGGCAACAAATGTGCTTGCTGCGGATATGAAGGAAGTCCATCAAGCATGCATTTCCACCATAGAAATCCTGAAGAAAAAACAGCATCTATCTCCCAGCTTTTAGGCGGCAAGTGGATTAAAGTTCTCAAAGAGGCAGAGAAATGCATTTTATTGTGCAGTCGATGTCACGCCGAACATCATGATGGGATAGTTGAGATCCCCGAGGATGCAAAAACAATAATATCCAAGCGAGATGTTTCTTCAGAACTAAAAGAAGACTTAAATAAAATTGCCGAAAACACCGGAATGGAGTATAATGATGCGATGAAAATGCTTTTCGGATTTGATTTGGATTAAAAATGAAATACTACACGGGAATCGGCTCAAGAAAAACTCCTGCGGATGTCCTAAGCAAAATGCAGCAAACCGCCTCTGTGCTCGCCAAGAGAGGATATGTGTTGCGCTCTGGAGGCGCGGATGGCGCTGACTATGCCTTTGAATGCGGTGCAGCCTCAATAAATCCAAAATTGGTTCATCTCATGTTGCCATGGAAAAACTTCAACGCTAATATCAGGAATAAAGGCGTATTCTGTTTTATATGCGGTGACAACGACAAAATGAGAGAAATTGCGAGTCAAGTTCATCCGGCTTGGGGCAATTGTTCTTATGGAGCGAAAGCGCTGCACACAAGAAATGTTGCTCAAATCTTGGGGCCAGAATTAGATTGCCCATCGGATTTTGTTATTGCATGGACTGATCAAGGAATGAAAAAAGGCGGGACAAGAACTGCCCTCATGATTGCAGAACAAAATAATGTTCCGATATTCAATGTTTTCAATGAGCAAGATAAAAAGAGATTGAAAGAGTTTTTGGGAGAATAAAAAATGTTGAATCCATTTTTACTATCTGTTGGGTCTATATTCATAGACAAATACAGTAGATATCAAAAAGTTTTAAGCATCGATAGCCATAATGGTTTTATAGAATTTCAACTCATAAACGGCACTGGTCCAAAACATAATCATCTGAATTCTGATAAGGGATGGTGGAACTCATGCACTCTAGTGGATGACACTAGCTCTTTAGGAGTAGACCCTTGGCTATTGAGCCAGGGCGATTTAGTCCACAATGTTCTAACCGGAAAAAAACAAACAGTTCAGACCACTAGTTCAAGTGGCATCATTTTTAAAGAAGACATGCACACTCTGGTTGATTTAAATGATCCAGTTTGGCATTACTGCAAACTCGATCTTGACCTAGATTACATGGATTGGGATGATATCATTATTGATCTTAGTGATATCACAACTATAGAAGAAGAATTAGAAGAATCTCTAAAAACTCCTGAACAAAAGAGCAAAGAGGCTGAAATAGACTTTTTCTTTTTCCCTGAAAAATGGGCCGAAAGAGTTAAGAGAAACCAAGAAAAGTACGGCAAGAATAACGATACTTTTTAAAGAGCTGTTTTCAAATAGCCTCGCGCGAAATCCATAATTGCAAATTCATCATCTGCAATAGATGGGTTATCTAAAATGTGATCTTTAACCAATTGATTCACAGTTCCCAGTATTCTAGGATCTTCCGAAATCGCGGGGAATTCATCCATTAGCTGTTTATTGTTTATCTTCGGCTTTTGCAATAAAGAGATAAATTCTTCTGGACTATGAGGCAAATACTCATTGCGATCTAAAATATCTCTGAATTTAGTTCTCTGATCTGGCCGCAAGAATCCTAGGGCACTAACATTCATTATCGATGATTCAAATAGCTCATAAAGCAAGTCTATGTTTTTATTGTTTTGCATTTGTCTTTTCAGATAAGTTGCAAATGGTTGATTCTGCGCAATCATTTCTTCAATAACGGAAACTAACCCCAGTCTCTTCATGTCTTGGAACATAATATGAGCATTTGGTTCATCCAAAATATTTTCAACCAGTATCGTTCCAATGGCTTCCCATGGAGCATTCTTCATTTTATCAGCATTTCTCATTATAGATTGTTCAACTTCTGGAGACAGAGTAAATCCATATTTGCCCATGAATTTTATTGCTCTTAAAATTCTTGTTGGGTCGTCTGAAAATGTCACATCTGGATCAGACGGAGTTCTCATATTCTTATTATAAAGATCTTTAAGTCCAGTTCCAAGGATATCAATTGTATCGGAAGCATCTGGACCATCATCTAGGTCAGCCATTCTCCATAACAGAGTGTTGAAAGTGAATTCTCTTCTCAACAAGTCTTCTTGAATTGTTGCTGGTTGAACATCTGTCGGCTTGTATCCCTTGCCTTCGTCATCTTTTGTTTTGCCATATGACTCTTTGCGGGCGTTGGCTATTTCAATTATTTCTCCATTGAAGTTTTGTCCATCAATAATCCAATCATCTTTGATTGTTACGATTGCGACTCCATACTGATTAGTTGCCAAATTGGTTTCAACTGGAATTTCGCTCATAATATTGTGAGCAAGCCAAGCAGAATCTTTCCCTTCTCCCATGGCGACGCTGTCAATGACAATATCAATATCTTTTATGGGCTTTCCCAATAGGAAGTTTCGAACTGCCCCTCCAACAACATAAGTATCATTCCCAGCGCCTAATTTTTTAGTAACTTCTGAAATGAATTTCATCAGAATAATAGATTTCTTGTGTTCATCGACTATGTTTTGCGCGAATTTATGATACCAATTATTCATTATCTCTTTCTCTGATCCCTCATAAAATCTTCTATAAGTTGTTTGACTTGTTTCCTCCACTCATCATAACTTGTTTTTGAGGCGACTAAAGATTCTTCATAAGTTGTTTGATCTAGAACCTCAGAAAATTTCATTTCCCCATTATTGCCGCATGCGATATCAAATTTATTAAGCAATCTTTTTCTGGAATTATAAGACAGCAAGTCAGACAGAGATGTAATTATGGCAATAAATGCATCTGGTTTTTCACAAATATTTATTTGCTCAATGTCGGTTTGAGATTCAATGAACTTTTTATTCCAGTTATAGGCGATATAATCCATGTTCTCTGACAATCCTTGTGGTGGACCAATGGGCGCTTTAGGCTCTTTTATAAAACCCACATCGCGTCTAGGTTGAATGGTTCCCAAATCCGGCTCTGGGGATTCAATGCGTTTTTTCTTTTTGATCTTTTTCTTTTTGGCCATAATGATAACAATTGGGAATAAAATCATCTATTCCCTTTAAAGTAAAAGAGCCGGTTACCCGGCTCTTTTGTTCCTCAGGAAAATCAGATTATTTCGATATTTTGATCTGTTTCAAAACAGGTTTCTCTTCTTCTTTTTTATTCACTCTCAACTTCAACACTCCATTTTTGCAAGTTGCAACCAAAGTATCAATATCTGCATCTGATGGAAAATTATACTTGTAATAGTGCGATCTTGATTCTAAGGTTTCTTCTGAGCTTTTTGCACTTACTTCAACATGAGATTCACCGCATTTTATCTCAATGTCTTCATCAGAAACTCCTGGCACATCTAGGTTCATATAGTAATAATGCCCTGGACACTCTCCTAAGTCTTGAATCTCTTTCCAATAGTGAGATTTCAAAATACTCTTGTCTTCCAACATGTGTTTTGCGCCAGAATAAGCCCCATGCCAAATCTTATCAAAATCACTCCAAAGTTTATGCCACATACTCGAATGAAACATAATAATTCTCCTTATAAATAGTCTTTATGCCAAAACGGCATACATAAATGTCATAATAACATGAATAGCAAGCGGTGTGCCAAATCAATCAGATTTCTAGTTTTGCGAAATCTTGTTCACAATTCCCTATGGATTTCATGATTTTTTTAATATATCTGTTGTAGGCGTTCAGGTATTTTTTCATTAAATACGTTTCGCATATTTCCAGATAGCGATCATTTTTGATGTCATATATTTTTTTAGACTTACCTTTTTGCATAATTTTAAATCTGTTAATGAATAGTTCTGGCCTGTCCAAGAACGGAATTATATTAGCAAACTCATCTTTCCCATAAGGGAAACCGCTTATATTCCGCTTCATCCACACGCCGCTATGTTTATTGAAACACTCGAAAGTATGAATAGAGTATCCGGTGCCTTCTCCGTAAGAAATAGTCCTGTTATTAGAGCATACTCTGAATTTTTGAGCATCAAAAGATATTTTGTTAAATTTCTTGCCAAACTCTTTTCCAAAATTCCTTTCGATAAACATGTAAAACTCTTTGGGAATGCTTAAAAAGAATTTATCGGTTCTGTTGATCTTTTCTGGTTTGACTTTAGCGCGGTACTCACATTCATATGCAACGTAATATTCTTCTTTGTCGATATAATCGCTGCAAAGAGAAATAGAGTCAATATCTTTTCTGAAATTTGCTCCTTCATAGAGTTCCGTGAATGTTTCTCTACTTCCGTCTCTGCCCATGCTGTCATTCAACAAATACGTCATCAAGTCATGAATATCATATGAAACTACAAACACATATTCAATTCCAGACTCGTCTTTGAAACCAATCTTGATTGAATTGCTTGTGTAGTGTCGGCCATCGAAAAATGTCCATTCTTTTTTCATATTACAATTCCAAGAGAGAGTATTCTTTTTCTGTTGGGGCAGCAACCCGATTTATGGCGTTGTATTTACACATAATAATTGCGTTCATAGGCGAATTCTTCTCATAAACCCATGCATGTTGGATTTTATCTGATTTAGGCGACACAATAGCTGCGCCACTATCCCTTTTAATGCAAATCTCAAATAGCTCTTCAAAAACTTGATCATTCCAATAACTCAGAAACATATGCGCTGAAGGCTCTCTTCGCACAGGGTAAAACCTATAAATAACATTTTTGTTGTCAACTACATAGTATGAATCGTCTGTCGGACACTGATAAATTTTGTCGTAGAATATTTTCCTGTCTTCATTAAAGTGCTTGCCAATCGACTCTCCGCATATATTGGATAAATCATCGTAAGTTGCTTTTGCTATCTTACTGGACAATTTCCCTTTTGGCCCTTCACCACTAACGCTATATTTCTTCCCATCCTTAGTGATTGCGATGCTTTTAGGGTTGATCTCGCTGAATATTGATTGCTTTGTAGCCGTTTTAATTTTCTTACCTTTAATCTGAGATTCGTCACGTTCAACATCGCCATAAATTGCTTTGATGAACAAATTTATAGATAAAGCTGATTGCATAAAATAATACTGACTTAGAACCCCCATTTCCTCATCGCATTGATCACCAACAACGAAAAGCGGTCCAGCATGCAAATAGCTTCCATCAAATTCAAAATATTTATCCGACATCTGTAAACATTCCTATTTTGGATCTGATCTCAGCAAAATAATCATCGTCTCTTTCGATGAGAACAAATCTTCTTCCCAAATCTATTGCCGCCTCTCCAACAGTTCCAGAGCCACCAAATGGGTCTAAAACAATATCATTCTTAAAAGAATATAATTCAATAACATCCTTTGCCAACTCATGAGGAAAAACAGCCGGATGATTTTTATCTGATCTTGGATTGATTTTCCACACATTTGTTGAATTGTATTCGCCGCTTATTTTGGATTCTTCAACCATATTCTGATCAGGATGTCTTTTTACAAACCACTCAACTAACTTGTCGCTAGATTTCCTGTAAACCATAACATATTCAGTTATCGGAATTGTCTTATACTGCATCGGTTTTCTGTCAACAGCAAATCTTCTTCCCCTGCCACACCCCGCCCCTTCCGGTTTCAACCATATAATATCGTCTATAAATTCAAAATCCGCATCCATAAACAATTTATGAATATCAAATGGGATTGCCAGTCTTTTGGATGATTTGCTTCTGTTTTCTCTTGCCACTATGACATGAGAAGTGTTCATTATGAAAAACTTTCCATCCATCAAAACTCTTTGGCATTCCAAAATTAAATCATTTATAAAAGCGAGATAATCTGGATATGATTTGTATTCAGCATATTCCGGTCTTGCATTGAAATATGGCGGGGAAGTAAAAATTAAATCAACACTCTGATCAGGAAGTTTCTTTAACTCATCCAGACAATCTCCATGTATTATGGAATTTTTTAGATTTGATACAATATATTTATTCACCATAGCGATATATTATACCGCACAAAGATAAAATTGGCAATTATATTTCTAGTTCTGAGAACCTTTTCATTGGGTCATACAATTTCGATATAACTTCTTTTTTATGGGCATCTAAATTAGGATATTCAACACCGTGAATAAAATATCTGTGCTTTCCTGATGGCGTTATAATGGCGGGGCCATCCTCTCTGTGATATTGCTCATTAAAATAGTAAGCAATGAAACCATCGGCGCATACAACGGCAGGCCCATCTTCTCTATGAAGTTGTCCCCATTTATTTTTCCATTCTTTTCTGAATTCTCCATTGGAAAACAAAATATACTTGCCAACCATTTTGCGAGCATAAGTTTCATTAGAATTAATAACTAATGGCTGTGCTTCATCAATATATATGGTTTCAGGGTATTTGCTAGAGTTGTTATACGACGTTATCTTCATAGCGCCATATTCTAAAAAATATTACTTTCTCCTAGTTCTATCTCGGCATGGGGTACTTTTGATCCCATTCATATTGCGCTATATCTCTAGCCCTAGAAACATCTGCAAACAAATCTAGGTGGTCTGCATCGACATCGCCGTACAGACGATAGGAAAAGAAATGATGCAATTCATGAGCCAGCGCCCAAAGAACACTGTTAGAGTAAGGAACATTATAGATTCTTATTCGGTTATGCCAAGTGCTATAATTCGCCCCGCAATAGCCTGTAGAAGTATAGGGGCATGACACACGACCATAATCATTGATGATGATTCTAATATTTGGAGTTGGGATGGGCAACTTTGATTTTGCAACTTGATTAGGATATAGCTCTCTGACAAAAACCCCAAATATAAAATCTATCTGCTCTGCGAGATTTCTTTCTATGGCCCAGTCCGGGGCTTCATAATCAATATTCCAGATTGGCGTTCTGTGATCATATCTTTCACATCCAGTCACAAATAAAAACAATAAAAGTAAAGTTAATTTAGTTTTCCATTTCATACATCATCCTAAACTTACTAGATATTCTCCATAAATTCAATCCAAGTCTTTTGGGGGAAGGTTTAGCGGAATGTAGGTTTTTACAGTTAAATTGCCATACAGACCCTGGGATCAAATTTACTGATTTAATTCCAGTTTCTTTTTCTTTAGTCCAAGTAAACCCCTTATACCCCAATCTGTATTCAAATTCACATTCCCCAATAAGATTTATCCCCCAACTTTCATAGTCGGCATAGCTATCATCTCTGTGAGGATTGATGCCGATACCACTTTTCCCGCTCCAAGTTAGAAGCCCAATTTCAGGCTGCCAATCTGAAAATTCTTTTATAACATCTTGAGACCAAGAAAGAATTTTATTTGCAGTTTCTGAATCTGGCGCAGAGAAAAATTTTCTCTCATTAAGAGACCATTCTCTGCCAAGCCATACTCTTTTTCTCCCTTTGGCATATGAACTAACATCCTCATTCATGTGGGGATACATTTTTCTGCATGTATCTATCATTTCTTCAGGCACAGAAATAGGACCGTATATATTCAGCATCTATATTTCCAATCCAGAATAAGTTTCGTCAACTTCTTCTTCTCTTTCGCATTTTTTCTTGGCCTTTTTCTTTGATTTTTTCTTTCCACCTTTAAAAAGATCAGGTCTGTTTTCTTTGCGATAGGGAGTAAGTTCTTTCAAAACATCAAAATACTTTGGATCAGTTAAGAATGTTATTTCCTCTAATATCCCTAATGCTGCATCTTTCTTTTTTTGTTCCTCATATAGCGCGTAGACATTATCCGCTATAACAGATGAAATTACAGAGCATGGATTGCGATAAGATAGATGGATTACACTTGTCTCTGGCGGGCAGAATTGCCATCTATCTTTTGCAGGATCAGTAAGAGCATTTTCTATGTCCTTCTCAATATTTTCTTCTCCGACCCCCTTGTAGAGATCCCATCTTAACGTAAAAGCCAATCCGCATTTCGCCCAAAAAACATTTGATCCAACATGTAAAACACCGTTTGAGCTTTGATTGCACACAGACATATTCATTGAGGAAAAACACCAAGGACATCCATCTCGAAATATCTTTGATACATTATGGATGTACTTGTAATTTTTACATTTGTCACATATCTTGTCTTTGACTAGGTATGCCGAAAAATCAAAATATTTTCCTGGATCTCCTTTACATAACTCGCAATCATATGGAACTCTCAACGGCTCGGGCATTAATGCGGTTTTCATCTCAATTCTCCAAATCACTCAAAATCTTGTTAACCAAATGCCAACACATAGTAACGCATTTGACTCTCATTGGGTATTCTCTTACTCCTGAGAAAACCATGAGTTTTTCATCTTCAATATCTCCATCATTAGTCAACATCCCATGGAATTTTTCAAATATATTTTTAATATCACTAACGCTCATGCCTTTAAGCTTCTCTGTCATGATGGACGCCGACGCCGTGGACAGGGCACATCCGCTGCCTGTGAAGTTAACTTGCGAGACTGTGTCGTTTTCTAATGATAACCATAATTGAATTTTATCACCACATAAGCGATTATGTTCAGATCCACAGTGTGTATACTTTGATGGTTCACTGAAATTACGCGGATTATTATTGTGATCAATAATCACTTCACGGTATAAATCGTCAATCATCAAATATTATACCCGAGATTCGGGTGCGGCAAATATTAAAATCTAATTACATGTAGTTATTCAGAAAGCGCAGCAGCCGGAGCGTTTTCCATAAGTTGAATTTCATTTAGAGCTTCATCAACTGTGGTTTTGAATGGAATTCCATAGCTTTCCTCATATCCTTCCATATAGGTTTTTGCTTTTTCAAGATCTCTTTTCAATGTTGTCATATCTATTGCTTTGTTGCGATATGCATAAATACTCTCAATAACATGGTTAATCCATCCAACAATATCTTGTTGATGAGAGCCGAATAGCCCACTCATCAATCCAGAGTCATCTGCCCATTGCCTTCCTCGCAATCCAATTAATTTGCCCAAAACCTCGTCAATCCTGCCGCCATCGCTCATCGCGCAGATGATATTATCAATCTCTTCAGAAATCTCAAACATTCCAATTTTATCTAGTTTGTCAGCTATTTTCGCAAGTTTTTCTGCAAATGTTTTTGTGGTTGCCATGTAATAATGATCCTAAAATTCGAACTATATGGTTCAATTTTAGATTATTGCTAATGATTTCCTTTCAATATTTTTGGCGCAAAATATTATATTTCCAGCATTGAGTACGGATCATCTTTAGTCATAACCTTTAAAACTAGATCATGCTTTTCTTTATCTGATTTATATTTTTCGATGATAGGTTCTTTATTTTTATATTCTTCTGATTTTGAATTAGTGTTGAAACTATTTAAATATTGAGTATACTTCGCAATATGTCCTTGCCATTCAGCGACGTAACTATCATACTTTGATGCTTTTATTTTGATTCCTAAAATATAGTATTCTTTGCTCCCTCCAGATGAAAACCATGCAGGCCCATCTTCTCTGTGAATATACCCTGACGCAGTTCTATAGGTAGTTGTGTCTAAAGTTGTCGTTACATGCGTTGTTTGCGGAGTGGACGGTATGACGATTAGGCCAGTGCCACACTTCATAGATTTAAAGTTTTTCATTTCATAGATAATAAAGATAATAAACAAAAATACTGTTGCAAGATATGCGATGCTTACTGTAACAGCGTCAAAAAATATGAGGCCCAAAGGAAAAGTGAAAAACAATATGTTAGGAATTTTATCTCTTATCTTTTGCGCTATCATGTTAGATCTCCTAAAAGTATGCATTCCATTATACATGATCATTGTGTTTGTTCCTAATTCCGCCCAAAAATAAAGCAAATCAAATAAACAGGAAATTTATAATCCAAAAAGAAATAATCCCTTATGAACAATTGGTATAATAAATTCCACAAAATATCTCAACAAAACTGGATGCAAAATATCCAAGAACAATCCAGCGTAGATGGGAATATAGGGCAAGAAGAAGAATTATCTGAAATTCACTCAAAAAGCTACAAAATGAAAAAGAATGCTGCCGCTTTTGAGATAGCCGGAGCCGTGTTCCTTATAACAAATATCTTGATCGCTCTCAAGTATAGTGTGACTGACTCAATTGATCCAGAAACTCTAAATCGAATTGATGATCAGGCCGAAAAAGAAAAGATAGCAAGAAATAAAATTCAAATATTTGACAAATTATCTAAACAATTATTCAATCTCGTGCATAGTCTAAATATGCTCATTGATGATGATAGTAATGTTAGAGAACAGATAATGGAATATGCCAAAATAGCTAAAAGCACTAGCATAGATTATGAGAATTTAGTTTTAGATGGAAAGTCCCTGCCAACTGAAACCCACCGAAAAGAAGATAGTTTGAAAAATGTTATGCCAAATATGTTAGACAGACTAAAAAATAAACTGGAAGAATTCCATGCAAAAGGCGATGAAGTTGCAGGGAAAGCGTTGTCGCAAATTCCACAGTAATTTATATCTCTAATCCTGAATATGGATTATCATATAATTGTTTGTCCAAGATATCTGCTTCTACTAAATTCTTTTTGCTCACAATCAATTTATCACTGTAATTATTATCAACAATATCTTGCACCCTGATATTGTCGTCAACATATTTGTTCTTAGGAATATACCATTGACGCTTTTTCATGAATTCTTTGGCATAATGCATATCAAGCCATCTGTTTGTAAAGAAATCAACCAAATCTGAATACTGAAAAACACAAAGTGTGCGCTCTATTTTATAGAGAAAACCATCTGTCGGAATTCCAAGGTGAGTCAACTTTGCCTTGTGATCGTATTCCATTTTATCTTTGTGCAATTGCCACAAAAATCCACCAATGTTATAAAAAATACTTTCATCACTTCCATTGTCCCTGTGACCTTCTGGAATTTTATCTAATTTTTCATTTATCTCTTTAACCGTTGGTATCAAATTGGAACTTAGGTCGCATTCGGTGTTGGATGATCCGTCTTCAACAGTCAAAACTTTGCCTAATAGATTTTTATTATTATTGTGAGTGAAGCTAATTTCAATTCTAAATTGAGATGAACACGCTGTAGTTATCTTAGTTTGACATGCTGGTGATAGATTTTTCATAAATTCATCAAGAGTGTATCTTTTCCAATTTGGGTCGTAGCCCCAATAATATAAATTGCCCATTATATCTCCAATCCTGAGTAAGGATCTCTCTTTGTGACAATGAATTTTTTGTCTTCGATATAACTGCCATAAATAATAGTCTCAAAGTCTTGTTTGCTAAAACATTTTCCACCAATATAGTAATGATTTTCTTCGCCCACCATAACCGCAGGGCCATCCAATCTGTGGATCTTGCCGCAAACAAAAAAGAGTCTACTATCTGCTGCCCAAAACGATACATTAGATTCTAAAATATGAGGAAACTCAGAAATAACTGGAATCTCCTGAGCTACCAACAATGCTGGACCTCCAACCCTGTGCCGAACCCCATTGAGCCACCACTCCTCAGAGCCATTGTCCCACACAACTGCTGGCCCACCTTCTCTGTGAATCCTTCCGTTATCATCATAATAAGTTTTATACTGAGGAGATTTCATGAACTGAGAAAAGAAATCATAGCCCAAGTTATCAAAATTAAACAACTCTAAATCTCCAATAACTCATATGGGTTTCTAGGATGAGCAAGCTGAATCTCTCCAGCAATTTTTTGAACAATGCCGTGTTTGGCCTTATAGGATTCTGCGGATTTTTTATATCTTCCCATATCTACAGTGTCTATTATTTCATTGCGCGATCCAAAATAAGCACCGTCAACATAATAATAAGCAGATCGGACAATTGGCTTTCCTTGATCTTGACGGTCAACTCTCTGAATCGCAGGGCCATCGACATTGTGATACAACCCATTTTTGTAGTATTTGTAAAAATAGAAGAACTCATTCTTTATTTCCACATAAGCAGGGCCATTATCTCTGTGAAGTTTTCCATTTTTATGCCAAGTTCTTATTGATGTATTTTGACCTGAAAATTGCAATGAAGATGGCTCATCATTAAAGCTGTGCAATTTCCCATCGTCATTATAGGTTCTAATACCGCCATTTTTAAACGTTTTCTTTTTCATATCTCTAACATTTCAAATGCAAATAACCCCATGTTTGAAACATAGGGCCATTATACATGAGAATACTATTAGTCCTATATCTCTTTGGGATTTATATCTTCGCTAAACATTAGCTGATCAAAATACGCCCCTAGATCATCAATAAATCTGGCATATTGAATGTCATTCATATTGCGGATTTCATAACTAGACATTGCATTTGGTCTGTATAACGCTTGTTTAATTATTTCTTCAGGAAAGCCAATTTTTTGATAGAATCCCTCTAACAATCCGCGCTCAAATTTGTCTGGGTACTCTGTGTATGATATGGTTTTAGAGTCTTTATCCAAATAAGCGACATAAGTTTTAGATGAAGCAGGATCAAAAACAATAGGAGGCGTAATTAACGCGATATCAAATAAAGCAGCTAGTTCTGGCCTGCTCAATTCATTAATCGGTTTGGTTTTTTCATACATCTCTATAAATGTCTGGTCATTCATATCTCTGACTGGCATGTCCCCATATCCATGCTGAGCATACAACTCCTGCAACATGGCCTGCTCTTGGGGACTCAACTCCCTATCAACTCCAGCGCATCCAGTGCTCAGAGTGCATGCTCCAATCATTATTAACAAAGCAGCAGCCCATTTCCTAACTGATTGGGCAGCATTCCCAAACATGCCTTTCAATTTATCAAACCATCCTGTTTGTTTCGCTGTGTTCTCAACTGCAGAAACATCTTGAGGAGTGCTCTCGCCGTTTTCTGCAATCTTTTTCAGCCGCGAAATATATGAACTAGACAAAATAACTATTGATGGCTTAGACTTACTAACTAACAAATCCAATTTGTCAGCCTCCTCATGCAATCCTAGTTTATCCAATTTATTCGCAATTCTCACAAGCTCGCTTAACACTGAAGCTCTGACTGGATATTTGCCGCCTCTTGGGATTTCCGCATGGTGCTCGTCTATTAGTCTCATTAGTTCCTCTCTGATATTTTCTTTATTAGATAACATTTCAGGAGTAACTGGCTTCCACACTTCACGCAACTTCCAGTTTTCTTCATCTGATCGGTCAATGTCAGGCATTAATGCCAATTCTGATTTCTCTTGCTGAAATATCGGTTTTATTTTGAGTGCAGGCTCTTCTGGAAGCGGAGTAGCGCTTCCGCTTTCATCATAATTTTCTAGATACTCCATCCATTTTTTATGATCTTCAATTTCTTCTGGAGTTGATTTGCGCTCTTTGATGTTGGGGTCATTAAATACAGTTACATACCCGCCATCGATGACTTTTTTAGTTTCTTTCGACCATTCATCGCGTTTATTATACTGAATAAGAGATATGCCTTGGTTAACTGAGTATAAGTAAGCAGGTCCATTGTCTCTGTGAATCATGTCGTCAACCCACCACACTAATTCTTTAATGCCTTCCCACAAATCTAAAGCCGCTGGTTTATCTCCGTCCCTGTGTTTTAATCCGTTTTTATAGTAAACTGTCGATCCGTTTTTCTCAATATAGGCCGGAAGATCGCCATCCCTATGGAGTTCCCCTTGTTCGTTTTTCCACTGTTTAGTTCCACGGCCAGTCACTGCGTCAGGATTCGCATTTACGGGATCGTTATAAGGATTTTCCACGAGACCAGTTCTCCATAAGGTTTTTATTCTATTTGTTTCTTTTTCCTAAGAATTCCTACATATTTTCACAAGATCTCCCAGTTCACAATTTTTTTGAGACCTATTTTTTTCAACTATGTTTTTTGCAATTTTAGACAATTATTCCACAACTCTAAAAATGCTGAAAATAACCACTTTTCGGCCAATCCCTTTTTCTTCAATTTCCAACAATTATTGCAATCCATTCCAGAAAAGGAAAGAAACCAAATCAGCCGAAAATAAAGATAACCTAAAAGAACTAGGAAACGAACAAATAATCAAAACCATAAATAAATTAGAACTAATATAATGAACTGGATCCATAGATTCAAAGCTGCCCAAATAACTCCGCATATGCAGGATTTCCATGATATTCTAGCTGTGGCAGCCGATATATTAGCCGAAAAAGGCCATACTGAATATGAATCCCAAGATATAACAGATTTAATAAATAGTATAGAACCAATTGTGCGCCAAATAGTTGAACCACAAATAGCCAACCTAGAACAAGAAGTGCGAGACACGCTAAATAACCCTCCTCCTCGACCAGAAGAAGAAATACATCCAAATCAAATGCCTTCATATGAACCGCTGAAAGTAAAAGATATTGATATAGATAAAAATGTATCCATAGAAGTCTATGTAGAAAATAGTATCATGCCTGAACCAGATATTAGATTCGAATTAGACGGAGAATCATCTTTTTTGTATCTTCCATACAATGAAGAATTAGGATTAATAGAGCCATTCTCTGAAGATACAAAAAACAAAATATTCTCCCATATATTCTATCTAATAAAATACCATATCAATATGAATAGCGATACAATAAGTCAATTGCTGCAACGAAAAGATATGTACCCAGAAACTTATACTACAAATCAGGGGCTCCAAAAACTAATAGGAGAATTCAACCACCGAATCATACGCAATAGACGATCTACTAGATCGCCATATAATAGACTTCTGTACCTAAAAGATGAATATCTAATAAATGTGCTAGAAAAATATGTCCCTGATAAAGTCGGCACAATTAGAAGCGGACCATTTGATGGGATAAAAAATATAACCTATGAAGGAATAATGAGTCTACCTCAACCTGTGCTAATACATGTAATAAACTATATGAAAGACAAGATTAATGGAAGTAAACAATGAACTGGTTAGATAAACTATACAATCAAATACGCAATAAACCTACACAAGAAGTAGATGACACCACAAAAGCAATGAGACAACAACGCAAAGCAGAGTTCTATGAGGCTTTGCCTAATGTCCCAGAAGAACATCGTGAAAAACTTGAAAAACTATTCAATGATACAGTAATGCGTGAATCTGGAGTGAATTGCCGATGCACGGGAGAAATGCTCCCTCTTGTAAAAATAACAGGATATGAATTAGGAATCAAACACCCAAAAGATCCAAATCCATTCTATTATGCAATAGAGAGACAATAAATAAAAATGAATAATTGGTATCTTAAATTCAATAAAACAGGCCAAAATTCTAATCCTTACAATCACCCTGATAACCAGGATTTCACAGAAATAGATTCTGCTGGATGTAAGATTTGGAGAAATTCTGCAGGAAAAATCCACAGGGATGGCGACAAACCTGCCTATATTTATCCTGATGGATCAGCATTTTATTACAAAGAAGATAAGCTTCACAGAGAAGGAGATAAGCCTGCTGTAATTTGGCCCAATGGAACAGTAGAGTATTTCAAAAACAATAAGCTTCACA